CTTCTGACTAGCTGTTGTAAATTCATTCTCAAAGACATAGTATTCTCCTGTTTCTGGATTGATATACCTTTTATTAATTGCATTATAGAAACGTTCTGCACCGTCCGTATCTCGATAGATAGGAGGCATAAGAGTGCCAGCCGGAGTTATCCATTTCCCGCCTGCCGCTTCAATCGCTGCCCGGTCGTTGCTTGGATTTGGATAATAGAACTGAATGTTATCCGAACTACCCGTTCCGGTAACTCGGTTGGTTATTTTATAATTGGCATTTGTCTTATTGATGGAAAGCAACTCATAATCTTTTCCATACCGGAATGTATGAGTAATGGCATTATCCGTAAAGCCAACATGACATGTCTTTCCTACGAAATAAAAAGGAAGTTCAAAGATATTGAAAATCTCCTGTATAGCATCAAAGACAAACACATCTTCTAAAGAGACCTGCTTAACCTCGGAAGTAATGCCTGCATCAACGACAACTCGGTAGGATACCTGACTATATTCCAGAGAATAATTCAAACGAGCAACCAGTTCATGCACATCTCCGTAGAACAATACCTTTGTGCTATTACTTACATATCGGTCTACCGAAGTGTTATCAGATACAACATCATAGAAATAAATAGTCTCCAAGATGTTTCTTTCAGAAACGAATTCAATGTCATGTTTATATCGAACATCGTCGTTTGATTTGGAAGAAGACGGAGTTTTAACTATAAAATATCTCTCACCACGAAAATCAGCATATTGTTTTCCTGTAACCCATTTATCATCCAAACAGGTCGGATACATTGCAGTAGCGGTTAGGTTCACAGAACCCATGCGGATATCACTAAAGGAATACTCAGGAATAATTAATTGATTCTCTTCATTTGGAAAAGGAGTATCATTCACTCCGTCTACATAGGTGAAGATTTTAACTAATTGCTTGCTCATTATTTCTCTTTTCTTTTATATTGTTAATCTGTTCTGTTTTCTTCTGAATAATCTTTTCTGCATTCTCGATAAATTCAGCTACAGGACAATTACTTTCCCTTGGTATAAAATGGCAAGTGAGCCATTTTGAAATGGCTCTGGACTTGATATCATCGTTTAATTCTAACTTTCCTATTTTAAGATTAAGTCTCTCGATTTCTTCTCTATTCTCTCTTTTGTCCTCATCTCGATTTTTCTTTATCTCTTCGATGATTTCACGCAGATTCTTTATTTCATAAGAAACCTTCTCAGGTTTAGCTTTATATAGAGCAATCGCTCCACCACCACCTAATAATACACTTACAATCGTTATGATGCTTTGCCAATCCATAAAATAGAGTTTTAGATAGTACCCAAAGATACTAATTATTTTTCATTATTATTGCTCTTAGAAGCCGCTAATTTAGCACTTCTCTCTTCTTTTTCTATTTCTCTTTGTTCTTGCAACTCTACCTCTTTTTTCCTGCGTTCTTTTTCATCAGGAGCAGAAACCGGACTTTCTTCTGTGGCTGTTTCTTCGGATATGATACCATTTGTCTTTAAATTCACAAGCATAGATGCAAATTCGGTATCTGACTGTGGTCTCCATACTTTGAAAGAAGCATTGATGTTCAATTGTTCAAAGTCTGTTACCGCTGTTGATTGTATCTTTTTCTCAACCAATTCTTTAGCCAATCCTTCTTTGAACAGACGACACATTTTATCGGCAACATTTTGGTAGTCAATAACCTTTTGCAATGCGTTTTCAATATCCATTGACATAGACATCATAATCGCAATGCCGGATATATCACCGGACATTTTAATGTCTTTGGGAAGAATAAAGGTCGTGCTGGAACATTTCTGAATAGTTTCTTCCAGCAATTGAAGAGTGTCCAGATAGCCTTGTGGAGATGGGGGAGACAGGAATTTAGCATCCCCTTCTGCATTCATAGACCTATCGTTTAGAATTACGCTACCCGCTATCGTCTTTCCGCTATCATCGAAACGACCTTTAATATAGAGGATACCCCAACCATGACGTTTCTGAATGACATTGAATATGTTATATAACACTTCGTATGCTTCAATGATGCTTTGTGCATTGTTCCATGCAACATCTCCACGTTTTGTTACTAAAGGTATTTCGGAAAAACCATGAACCTCTACACTTTCCAGTTTCCATCCTTTATCGGCTGCATCCAGACCGCTATTGCTATGGTGGTAAACATATGTGTCGTCGTAAGAATCAATGTATTCCGTCTCTCCATCGGTGTAGTAGACACTTTCCAATATCCGGTCTCCATTATCGTCATTATGAGGACACAGGATATATCCATCCATATAAGATAAAAGACGGCATTTGATTCTCTTTTTATTGTCAAAGTAGTAAAGTAAACCTGCATCACCTACAGACAATTGAGCATCAACCAGTTTAGTCTTCATGCCATCCTGATTACGTAATCTCCAATATTGTTTAAAGGTAATGAAGTCTTTAGCTTGTTGTTCAGAAGGCTGTGTTTCCATAAGAGTAAACAGCATGTCATTCCCACACAGATGAAGAACCTGCTTGTCTTTTATGTTCTTCTGATAAGATACAGCCATTTTTTGATATTCAATCTCCACATAGCTACCGTTATCCAACTTCATGGTAATAGAAGGGACATTCTGGTCAAAGAGGACTTTGTGACATTGAGGGTCTAGTTCTTCCAGAAATTGTTGTTGTGAGATAACCTTCTTTTTAAATTTAGGCAATTCCGCCCTTACTGTTTGGTTGATGGATACTTCACGTGTGTGATTCCATAAACTACTATAGTCTACAACCCCTCTAAAGAATGGCTTCTTTTGAAGCAACTCATCCGGATTGTCAATCAAATACTTTATTTGCTCTTTATAATCAGCCATTGTTTGTCTCCTTTTCAATTAAATTGTACCGTTTCATACATTGTTCTTTACTGTTTACATAACATTCTCTTTGGGTGTAGGGACAAATATAATTAAACTTAGGTTCAACCACTACAACGCAATCCTTATCTTCTTTCTCATCTGTGCCGAACTTATCATTTAGTTTGGTTCGAATATCAATCTGCATTTTGAGAGCGTCTTTCGCCTCTAAGTCTCCATTTTCCTTCGCTTTCTTGACTTCGCTTAGTAACTTGATAAGTTCAGCCTTGTTTTCTTCAAAAGTAATGTCTTCTGCAAACTCTCCTGTTTTGCTATTATCCTTAACAGGAGATTTTACTTCTTCCTTCTCATCTTTATTTAATGCTTTCAGATAAGTTTGTAGAAAAATTATCTTTTTGGAAGACATATATTCTTTCATGTCTTCTTCATCACTTTCATTGCCCCAAATCGCTTTGAATGCAATCTTATTATCATCAAAACTATTTAGAAGAAGAACATAAGAAATGTCCCGGACTGAAATGTTATGTTTCAGCTTCTTCCCTGCGTTGATCGTATCTTTAATGTCTTCTAAATTCATTTGTACCTCCTATGCCCAAAAACTTGGATTATATATATTGTCTCTTCTATGAGTAATAATACTATTTTCCGGTTCATCAAACTTCGCTGTTTGAGTCAACTCTTCTCCATATTTATATTCTAACAATGGAAGCATCCGGTAAGCTATAGGGTCAAGTAAGTCCATAGAACGTCCTTTGCCTAGCATCTGATTCATTTCCTTCTTACCTAAAAGACGGAACTTTCCACTGAACTGTTGTTTGAACCGGACAACGGAACATTCCTCGATAAACTCTGTTTGTATGCTAATCTCTTCTTTCATCTTGGAATGATAATAGCGTCTTGAAGCAACTTCATCATCCCACGACAACATACCTTCATTAATAAGAAATCTTAGACGTAGATAGCACTCATCTTTTAATAGGTAAGCCGAACGAGCGTACATTCCACAGGGAGCATTACTTGAAAGGAAAGGAATAGCATCCGGTATATAGTCAGACATGTATCTGGCATTTGTTCCATCGAATATGATATGGGTGTTAGCTATGTCCCATTTTTCTGCAAATGATAATAATCTGTCAGCATTCATTCTAGGTGTCGTCTTCCCTAAAATCATAACATCCAAGATGTGCAGTCCATCCCATGCAATTGCTACCAGATTATCTGTTCCATAATCCGCTAAGTCGGCTGTAATCCATCTGTCCCCATTTCGCTGTGGGTCAGTCATAAATGTCTCTCTGGCTACAGAAGATGGTATAGGAGCTTCTGAATCGTCGTCTTCGTCTACGTTCCAGTTACCTTCCAAAAGTATTTGACCACGCTTTCCACCAGATGCGGCAACGCTACCAATATAGTCTTTATTATCTCCTAATGAAGCAACGTTTTCACTTATATTACCTAATATAAAACAGAAGGATTTAATCAAGTTCTCATAGGAAAACTTGACCACTCCTTTATTAACGGCTTTCAGTTTACGGTCTATGGATATCTTACATTTCTGATATACCTCTTCTTTACTTTCTCCCCAAACAACAGTATCAACAGTTTCACCTTCAATGAAGAAATACAGCACCTTTCTATCCATGTCAGGACGGATAAAGCCATCATATCCAATATAAGGTTTAAGGAATGTCCGAAGCCAGTGAGACTTCTTGGGATTGGTTGTGCCACGTATCTTTGAACCGATACCAGCCGAACCACGGTTACGGGTAATAATTGTATTGAATGTAGACCACTCATAGGATGTTAACTCATCCATATATACCATATCATACTGCCATCCTTTGACACGTTCCATCAACTTCTTAGGATTTTCATCAGCAATATGTGTAATGTCTACAAAAGCACCAGAAGGGAAAGTTATACGAGGACTATCTGTTTCCTTGGATTTAACGCTATCACCATAAACGTTTTTAAATTCATCTACCATACCACCACCAGCTTTGGTGTCTTGTAGATTTCTACGAGTGAAAACAGCACGGAAACGAGGTATCTTAGACCATTCAGCTACAGACAAAATAGCACCGAAGCTCTTACCGCAGTTCAATACGCCTCCAAAGAAGCAAACATCTACGTTTGATCTAACAAATGCTTCTTGACCACCAGCTTGGGGTCTAAACACTTTCGCTTTATTTTTTACTTCCTCCTTTTCCATATCTTTATAACCACAAAAATAGCGTTCTTTATGTTTGAAAAAATTCTCAAATATAAGTAATCTTATCAGATATGATAACATTTTGGGAATATTCTCATCTCTAACTTGTTAGTAATGCTTTATTTTGTGTGTGAATTATTAACTAATTGGGAGAAACTATGAAGTTTACGAAACAAGAAGCCTTTGAAAAACTCAAAGGTGAACTGACCAAAGGCGGGAAAACCCTGCGTTTGACAGAAAGAAGCATTAACACCACATTAGACACCCTAATGCCGTTACTTGCAAACGATGAAACTGAGTTGGATGTTTTCTTCAAAGCCGCTTTGCCTATTGTAAGTACGCAAAACGCCAATGTTGAAAAAGATAACGCAGATTTCGTAAAAATGTATAAGGAAAAGAATCCTCTAAATCCTAATCCCGACCCTGACCCAAATCCTGACCCGGACAAGAACAAGAAAGACCCTATTCAGGAACGGTTGGAACGGTTGGAAGCGCAGCTTGCTGAAAAGGAAAGAAAGGAGAAAATCGGCTCTTTGAGAAGTACACTTTTGTCGAAATTGGGAGAAAAGGGAGTTGACAAAGAATGGGCAAACGAATTCATCTCTGAAATCAACATTACCGAAGATTTCGATGTAGACAAGAAGACTGAATCTTATTTAAAGATTTACAACAAATCGAAGGCTGAGATTCCTTCTATCATTACTCCCAAAACCCCAAAGGGAGAACCCATCTTGGATGAGAAGGAACTTTGGAGCGACTTGAAACCTAAAAAAGAATAATAAAATGAACGAAAACGATTTTAACGATTTCATGTATGGTGGCGTATTCTTAGGTACGGCACTTGTACAGAAAAGAGGAAGCATCGGGGGGACTCGATACGTCTTCGTAAAATTGCAGGGCATAAAGAACCAGTTCGTTTTCCCGACTACCGGTGGTGTAGTTCAGAATCCCTTTCAGGGAAGGGGAAAGATGTACGCTGGTGACTTGGTAGAATATAGATACAATGGCGGTACTACAAATGATAGTGACAATGCTGTTGTAATTCTGATGAAAACTTTTGAAGTAGCAAAGATTGTGGAAGCCGCAGGAACAGAAGTTCTGATTGCTCGTACTGGTTACAGACACATACCGGAAGTTGGAAACATCTTGATGAAAGCACCGGACACTCTGGATGGTACAGGTACTTCCGCTACGGTTACTGCTGTAGAGGCAACTACTGATGCTGGCTCAGATGTATGGAAACTTACATTAAGTGCTGCTATCGGTGCATTGGCTGTAGGTGATGTATTGGTAGAAGGAACAAAAGCTGGTGCTGACGATAAGATGTTGGTTCAGAACCCCAATGCTATGCTTCCTTGCGACTATGATTTCTCTTACATTCCCGCAAAGAATGAAGACGATTGGGACGGAGCAATATATATGCTAACTCCGACTTTGGGAGGAACAGCATACATTCACCGAATGTCTCCAATGCCTCCGGCTGTATTGAAAGAAAGAAATGTTTCCTTAGTAAAAGGATGGTTCACGCTTCGTGCTAATTAAAGAAAGGAGTATATAGAATGGCAAAATTTGACTTTAATAATAGTAGATATGCTGCTCTCTTTAACAGTAGAGAGGGCATAAACTTTTTGCAGAGTTTCATTGATAACTCTGAAATGCTCCGTATAAATTATGGATGGTGGAGAACTCAGTATTCGATTGCTGACACCAAGACTCCGAAGAATGCTAAAGGAGATGCAACGTTTACCGTTTCTACCAAGAAATCAACTTCTGCACCTTTGATGGATATGCGAGCACCGTATGGTGATTCTATCCCTCTGGATAAGGAAGGTTTCGCTTTCTATTCTGCAAGTATTCCTGACTTTATCACCCCGGGTCTCGTTGAGACAGCAATGGAGCGTCAGTATAAAGAGGAATATTTCGCTCAATTCGGAAACGATGCGAAGATTCTGCAAGCATGGGCGGAAGAGGCTCAATTGCTGATTGACAGTAAAGACCAAACCCTGAACTATCTCGGTGCTCAACTGCAATCTACCGGTAAGACTATCTGTGACTTTGGTCGTGGTATCAGAGGTAGAATCCAGAAAGCCGAAATTCCGGCAGAGAACTTCGTAAAAGCTGGTGAAAAAACTTGGACTGACCCGACTTGTAAGTTGCTCACCCAAATGGTAGAGATTGAATACAATTTCCGTGAACGTACCAATTACCAAGGTGCAATGAAGTGGATGGTCACTTACGATATGTTCCAGAAGGTAATTCTGCAAAATGCAGAAGTTCGTGAATGGATTCAGTACTATCGTGACCTGAATACCAATAGCCCAACGGCTTCTCCTGAAATCAAGATTATCCCCGAAGAACTTTTCCGTAACGCAACGGCAAGCATCCCGGGTCTTTCTCCAATCGAAATCGTCGTAGAGAAAGAAAAGAACTTGGAATGGGACAAGACCACAATGGTAAACGGTTGGAAAGAAGGTATCGCTGTTCTCCGTCCGGTTGGTTATGCTGGTGATATCCAGTACACTGACATCTTGGATGAAAACTTGTTCCCGAAATTTGGTGTAGACGAAATCAAGATGGTATTCGCTTCTTTGGATGGCGGTATCGCTCGCTTGGTAAACTCTACTGTGCCGAATGGACGTTTGAAAGAATGGCATACGGACTTGATGATGTCTGCCATCCCGTCATTGACCGAGTTCCCTTGGCATATCATTGTAGATACTACAAAGACTAATTGATATGATACAATTTGATATTATAGATTATCTTTCTGGGTTGACCGCCTTTGTCTTCGATAAGGCGGTCTTAACCCGTATCGCAATGGAACGTGATGTAGCCGACATAACAGATTATAAAGAACTTACTCAGCAACAGAAAGACTTATGTCTCGCTGATTTGTTGTTTGTAATCTATACTGCCCCCAACTATACCGCTAACATGACTAATCAACATGGGCAATTTATACAGACCATCGGTAGTCAACGATACGACACCAAGAAAGAAGTCTATAATGTCATGATTGGGTTATATCAAAAGTGGGACGACCCCAAAATAGAGGAAATTCCAAGCGAAGGTTTACAATGGATTAACGAGAACGACTGATGTACATAGAGAGAAACCGCATACAAGAATATCCGTTTGATGGTGTGTTTTATCACATTGGGATTGATGAGAGTAAGCCATTGGATGAACAAGTAGAAGAAGAAATAATCGACTTGGAAACCAAATGTGACATACAAGAATCATCAAAAACAGATACAAGTGGAGCTATTAACGCTTCATTCAATATCTATTTCCCTTTTGATACTACTGTAGGCATTAACATTAAACGTGGTTATCTTTTTAGAGGTTCTATGTATGGAATGGAAGTCAATGGGACTATCATTGGACTTTTCCCCACTCAGATGGGTGGATGTGTGGCTTATATTACTGATAGGACAACGTGAGTATAAAGGATGGATATATAAAAGACCTAGCCAATAAGCTAGCAAGGGATGGTCGGAAACTTATTGAGACAGCCTATCTAAAGGCAGATTTCGGTAAGGATAAGACACAGAACCTACATGATAGCTATGGAAGCGCAGTCTATTATAATTATAAGATTTATCCGAATACCAAAAGTTTCTTTACGCCTATGTCTTCTACTAAGAAAAAAGACCCCAACACAGGGGAGAAAATCAGCGGAAGAGAGGCTATAGAAGATTTCTTTGCAACATTTAAACCTTCTTCGGATGGTATGCAATTGGTTGTCGTTGTCGCCATGTTTTATGGTGGAATTTTGGAAGCCGGGCAATATCCGTTGAAAAGGAAATACAATGTAATTTTTATGATAGGAGACGATATCCGAGCACTGGCTGCAAAGATAAAAGAAGCAAGTGTATATAAAATACAAGATGGAAGGGTAGCTGCATTATGAGAGATGATAATTTGTTGAACATATCTGCGATTGAAACCTATTTCAATGAAATATTGGATGGGGATTTGTCTGAAAATGTATATCCGTCTACTCTACCAAGCACTATTCCCGATAGCTGGAAGGACATGGTAGTAATATCTTGTGATACAAGTTTGACTGATTATAACGCTTATGCTTCCGGTGGAGTGAATATCTATCTTTACGCCAAACCTCTTAGCAACGGCAAAAAAAACGTAGCTGTCATGTCTAAGATGGAAAAGCGTTTGAATGAGATAATCAAAGAACAGGTATCATCCAATTCTCGTTATCGTATTCACCGTTCAGAAACCCGTGAAGACTACGACGCAGTTCGTAATCTTCACGTAAATATAGTAAGAATCTGGGTATTAATTATTTAATTTATAAACTATGGCAACAACAAATTTAGGAGATACCGCTTTGATTTTGGGCGGTGTGCAACAAATCCTCATCACTCCGTACACTGCTGCTGGTGCATTAGGTACAGAAACCTATTCTCTTGACCAAATCGTAGCGGATTCAACTTCCATTACTCAGGAAGACAATACGACCAATGCGATTGATTCAGAGACCAAAGACGAACCAATCTATGAAAATATTACATTGGGGCGTTACACCGTGACCATGAACTCTGGTGATATCCAATCTAACCTTTTGACCAAGATTATGGGGTTTACCATTTCTGGTGGTAATATCTGTGCTCCCAATACCTATAAACCAGTATGGGCAAAAATTGAAGCAGCGTTTAACGATGGTACTTTGGTTTGTCCCAAAGTGAAAATTTCCGGTCGTATTGAAGCAGCCAGCTTGAAGACAGGTATTGTTCAGGGTATTATTTCCGGTACTTGTTACGCTGGTAAGGTAGGTTCGGAAGCCAATGCTCCATTGACTCCGTTCTATATCATTCCGAAAGCATCGGGGGGAGCTTGACGAAATTAGCAACGCCAACTAATTTCGTCGTTTCTAGTAGACTTGAAACATCCGTTAAAGTTGGCTGGAAGAATGTAACCGGTAATAATGGATATAGTATTCGTAAAGGTACAACAGGAGCTTGGACTTCGATTGCTAAAGATACTGTGACTTATACCGGTTCTTCTCTGAAAGCTGCGGATACATTCACTTACTACTTAAAGGCGGTTGGAGACAATCTTACAACAAGTGACAGCAACCCTGTTACTCTTGTAGTACCTGCGTTTTCAAGTTCAATATAAACAAGGGAGGGAGGAAACTCCCTCCTTTTTATTTTTAAGTCATGGAAGAAAAGAAATACAAATCAGCCGATGAGCCTGTGAGCGATGAAGCAATGGAAAGACTCGCTCAGATAATGAACGATTCACCTTCTTTAGTGAAGTTAAAAGATACTGAATGGGAAATCCGGTCTCTGAAACCGGGAACGATGTGGATGATTGCAGAAGAGGCAGCTAAGATAAGTAAAGTGGAGAATGCTTCTTTTGGAGATGTCTTAAAAGAAATGACTACTAATTTCCCTTCGGTTTGTAGAATACTAACCTTAGCTTTAATCAATGACAAGAAGCGGATAGATACTGATTATCAAAAAGTTTACGATACGATACTTTGGGAAACGGAAGTCAAAGATTGGGCAAATCTTCTTTTTGAGGTTCTTAATTTAATTGGGATTGAGCCTTTTTTTCAGATTACCGGACTAACGCAGACTTTCAAGCAGATAGCCTTGGAGAGAAAGACGAAGATAACCGAACGGAACTCGTAATAGCCCGGACGAGTTATGGTGAAATGTTTGATTTCTTAAAAGCATTTCCCTCCGTTACAATGGAACAATATATGTGGCAAATGACAATCGCTCAAATTGGTATAGCCAAAAACGATTCCACACATATTGTATATCTTCCAGATAATGAAGATGCTAAATTCCATAAGAAGAAAAAGATTAATGTAACAAGTATCTCTCAATTAGCAAATGATTTTGGGATACCTGTAATAAAAGCAGAATAAGAATTATGGCAGCAGATGGATATGTATTGAATATTCCTAAATCGGTATTAAATAAATTAGATAGTGCCGATAAGAAGATAGAGCAAATTGCTAAAACCAGTCAAGAGACGCAGCGTGTAGTAACACAAGCCTTTACCGACATGGCAAATGGGATAAACCCATTTATCAATAAGGCAAAAGAAGCATCTAAAGGGCTAAAGTCTATTGCTTCTAAAGAGAGTAGTACAGAAGCCGGAAAATTGGCTAACAATATTGCCAAAATATCAGAACAAGTAAATAAAATATCTTCTTCTCCTATAGATGGGCTGAATAAAAAAATAGAATCTCTTAGAAGTCTATTATCAAATTCATCTGCCGTCATACAGAATATAGATAATCAAACCAAATCTTTAATCAGTGGAGAAATTTCCTATTTAGAACAAGAAAAGAGAAGTATATCTTCTACAAACTCATCATGGAATGAATATCTGGATACATTAAACCAAACATCATTAACGGCTCAAAGACAGAAAGAAGCAATGGAACAACTCAATGCTTCTTTCCGTTCTGGAAATTCTGAATTGCAAAAAAGAGCAAAAGCTACTGATGAATATCGTGCTTCTGTTGAAGCTGCCTATGCTGCCGACCAAAAGAGAATTGATAAAACAAATTATCAAAAAGAAATACAAGCTGAGAAAGAGAAACAAAAAGCTATTCGGCAAACAGAAGCAGAAAAAAAACGTGCTGATAGAAGTGCTGCTCAATCGGCAAAGATAGCTGAGAAAGCAGAAGAATCTTATCGTAGAGCTTTAGAAAGACCGGAGCAAACTATCACTCAGAGAATAAATAAAATATCTCGATTACGTCAAGCACAAGAGCGACTAACTGCTACAGGTAGAGATTATACTGCTCAAATAAATCACATTGTTTCTGAAACGAACCGTTTACAGATTGCTAATACACAAGCTGCACAGAAAACCGGAGAACTTAGGAAACAACAATCGAGAATATTGGATACATCTGCTCAATTGCAACGTCAGTTAGCATTGTTATTCTCCGTATCTGCCATTGAAGGATATATCGGTAAAATGGTTAAAGTTCGTGGAGAATTTGAAATTCAACAGCGTTCTTTACAAGCCATATTACAGAATAAGGATGAAGCCGATGCTTTGTTTGAGAAGACGGTACAATTGGCTATTAAATCTCCCTATACTATTAAGGAGTTAATATCCTACACAAAACAGTTAGCCGCTTATCGTATCGAAACTGAAAAGTTATACGATACAACTAAGATGTTGGCAGATATTTCCAGTGGTCTAGGTGTGGATATGCAGCGTTTAATTCTTGCCTTTGGGCAGGTTAAAGCAGCTAATTACCTCCGTGGACAGGAACTCAGACAATTTTCGGAAGCCGGAGTTAATATTTTGGGAGAACTGGCTGATTACTTTACTCAGTTGGAAGGTAGAATGGTATCAGTGGGTGAAGTATTTGAGATGGTATCTAAACGTATGGTATCTTTCGGAGACGTTGAAAAGATATTTCAGAAGTTAACATCCGCTGGTGGTATTTTCTATAACATGCAGGAAATACAAGCTGAAACTTTACAGGGACAATTAGCCAACTTAGAGGACAGCTTCGATGTGATGTTTAACCAAATTGGCAAAGCAAATGACGGAGTACTCAAAGGAATGGTATCTGCTTTACGTTCTGTTGTAGAGAATTGGGAGATTTTTGCAGTTGCTTTAAAAACAGTTGCTAGCGTTACAGCTATTTATATAATAAAAACTGGATATGCAGTTCTTGCTACTAAGTCCTTAACTGCGGCTACTATTGAAGCGACTATCGCACAAGGTGGGCTTGCATCAGCAATGGCAAAGACTGTCCTATGGATGAATAAAGCAGGTGCATGGTTAAAGGCTAATCCGTGGGTATTACTTGCTACTGTAGTATTATCTGCCGGATATGCTTTTTTAGAAATGTCAAAGAAGACCAAAGAAGCGAAAGCTAAATTTGACTTATTGACAAACTCTATTGATACCCAAATAAATAAATTTAATTTACTTGTAGATAAAATAAAAAAACAAGAGCAAGCATATAAAGATTCCACAGTAGAGTTAAGAAAATACACAGAAGGAACAAAAGAATATGCCGATGCCGAAGAAGAAAGCAATAAGCGTAGAAAAGAATTGAGTGCTTCTTTAGCAGTTCTACAAGCTCAGTATCCAGACGTCTACAAAAAGCTGAAAGACCAAAAGAATATCACTGGTGATTTAACTATAGCACAGCAAAAATATAATAAAGAACTCCGTCAGACGCAAGTTCTAAATGATTTAATGAAGGAAGACGGTACTAACTTTGCTCGTGACACACAGAAGTTTTCGGAAAGTATAGAAGAAAATAAAAAGGCTGTAGAAAAGCTGGGAGTTGCCTATGATTCCGCTGCTTCTAAAATAGTCCGATTAATGCAGCAAGGAAAGACTAATTCAACTTTTGATGAATGGTTTAGACAGATAGATGAAGGAGCATTTACTACTACTGAAAAGGTTGATAAATTGATGAAGCTACTTCGTAGTGGATTAATTGGTGAAGGAAAAGTAGATGTAACTCATATTATAGCACCATTGAAACAAGTGCAGCATGAGGCTACTCTAACTTCTATAACCTTTAGGGGTGCTACCGATTTGATTGAAAAGCAATATCAAATTTTGGAAGATAAGGCATTAGAAGCAGCCAGAATTACAAAAGAAGAATTTCAAAAGTTAGATGCCGAAGAGAAACAAACCTATATAAATACAATTAGAAATTTTGTAAATTCCGCAGCCGGGAATGAAGATAAAGCTACGCAAACATTCATTAAACATAGAATGCAAACTCGGCTTGGAATTAATATAGACTTTAACAAAAAACAGGTTCAGAAAGAATTATCTGATTTGCAACAAATCATTTATGATAAAATAAATGAGATTAATCGTAATACTAAAAAATTAAAAACTAACATTAAGCTCATTCAAGTAGAGGAAACGCCTGATACCTATTTTAAAAATCTTCTCAACAGAATTAAAGAATTAAGGGAAGAAGAAAATAGGGCTAAATTGGCTACTGCCCAATTGAATGATGAAATGAGCAATGACCAGTTAGCAGCTTTATATAAGAAACGTGCTGATGAATTGGAAGCCTTTGCAAAGAGTTATGGGTATTATACCAAATCACAGCAAAAAGGAGAAGAAAGTGCTTATGAAAAACGATTGAAAGCCCAACTCGATTTGCTAAAACGCCTGCAATCCGAATATGAAAAGTTGAGGAAAACCCAAGGTGCTGCCGATGCAAAAAACATTTTGACTAAGGAGTTTGGAAATGCTTATCAAAATTTGTTCGGTAAACCTCTTGAATTAGACTTCGACAAGGCTTCTATTGCTGCCGAGATGGAGAGCATTGCTGAAACTATTGGTGGAAAAGCCGGAGAAGAATTAAGACGTGCATGGGCTGCTGCTGCCGCACAATTAAGGTCAGAAGTATCCATATCTGTTTCGGAGCAAAACATAGCTGATTTTGAAAGAAAGATTGAGAATATGTTCTCCGGATATGAACTATCCATAGACCTTAAAACACAAGGTTTGGATAATGATTTGATAAAGCAACTATTCCATGTGGATGTTTCTAGCTTAAATGATATCCGTAAAGCATTGGAAGAGGCTTATCCTGACTTGTCAAAATTGGGACAACAGCAATTGGATTCTTATTATAAGTTATCCAAGATGATAACTGCTGCTGAAAATAAAGAGCTAGATGTCCGGTTGAAGGATTATGCTAAGTATCTGAAAAAAGCATCTTCGGAGAGAATACGTATCCGGCTGGAAGAACAGGCTAAATTGGCAAATATACCATCAGAGTTTACTCCTGACCAGAAAGAGGAAATTACGAAAAATATAAAGAAAGAAACAAAGCAAAAACTAGATAAGCAAGCCTTTGATGAGTTTAAGGAAAGTGATATGTACATATCCATGTTTGAAGATTTGGATAAAGTATCTACTAGAGTACTTGAACAGATGAAAGCTAAACTCGCATCTCTTAGAGAATCATTAGGTGATTTGCCGCCTAATCAACTCAAAGAGATTGTCAACCAAATGAACAAGATAGATGAACAGATTCAATCCAGAAATCCGTTTAAGGACTTGTTGCCCAACATCAAAGGATATATCCACTATTTAAGAGAAAAGAAAGATTTAGAGTCTCAATATGTAGACGCTTCTAAAAATATTGACCAGTTAGAAGAACAGAAAAAAATATTAGAAGATATTATTGCTTTATCTGAAAAAGAATATACTGACGCTGTTAATAAAAAAGGAGTCAATTCAAAGGAAGCAAATATTAAGAAGCTAACTTTAAACACTGATAAAGCACGTCTAAAAGTTTTAAATAAGCAATTAAGCGTAGAAAAGAACGCCCAAGTCACTGCTAAAAATGGATTAGATGATGGAGAAAAGAAAGGAGAACAGTTAAAGAAAGCAGCGGCATATGCTTCTAAGATTGCATCGGAGACAGCCGGGCTAACAGATGCAATGAACAATTCCTTGGGAAATCTTTCTGCCGGAGCTAAAGATGCACTTAGTTCTACTTCTGAAATACTTGGAGGTGTAAGCAATATCGCTGCTGGTTTGGCACAGGGACCTATGGGATATTTACAGGCTGCTGCTGGTGTCTTTGAAACAGTTGGAGCTATATTTGCCATCGGAGATAAGAAAAGAGAAAGGGCAATTCAATCTGAAACAAAGAAGGTAAAGCAATTACAAACGGCATACGAGGATTTAACTCGTGCCATTGAAAACGGGTTGTCTATAGATGCCTATGCTAAGAGTTCAGAACGAATTGAACTTTTGCAGAAACAGATTGATAGCTACTATCGAATGATAGAGGCTGAACAAGGAAAGAAAAAGCCTGACGACGACCGTATAGATGAATGGAGAGAAGCAATCCATGATTTAGAGAATGATATAGAAGACTTGTTTACAGAAATGAAAGAGAACTTAGTCGGCTCTTTCAAAGACTTGGCTTCTACATTAGGAGATGCTTTATTTGATGCTTTTGCAGAGGGGACAGATGCAGCTACAGCATGGGGTAATTCAGTCCATGATATTGTTTCAAATATTCTAAAACAATTGGTTATACAGAAATTTATTGAACCCAAATTGCAAGAATGGGTAGATGATTATTGGAGTGCTTTAACTCCTAAAACTGCTGCTGCCGAAGATGCTTTTAAAAGATATCAAAACGCACAAGAAAAAATAAGAAAATGGGATGAAGCGTGGGGAGATTCTGCCGAATATGCTGCAAAAATAGCTGGATTTGATTATGCTGGTGAAAAGAAGAAAATGGAAGCTGCTTATAATGAATATATTAAAGCATATGAAGCAGCGGCAGGCGAAGTTCCCAATTTAGATGAAGATACGACTAAGAATTTTGCGAATCAATTGGATAATATATTCAATGATATAGACAAGCAGATTCCTGAATGGTTGAAAGATTGGCTTTTCAAACAAGATGCTTCTGAATTATCCGGTTTGCAAGAAGGTATTAAATCTATTACCGAAGATACCGCACAAGCATTGGAAGCCCTATTGAACAGTATGCGCTTCTATGTTGCTGATACGAATTTGGAAATAAAGAATATTCGGGCTTTACTCAGCAATGATGTAGAAAGCAACCCCTTATTAGCTGAGATGAGAATACAAACTCAATTGATAAGGAGTATCAATACAATGTTCAGTAGCCTGCTTTATGCCGGACATCCAAAAGGTTCTTATGGCTTGAAGGTTTGGATTAATTGATATTTCTTTTTTCTTCCATGTTTTCTAAGAACCTCTCTATATCTTCGGGTATGAGGGGTTCTACTTTTTTATATAAGTCAGCATAGATTGCTTTATAGTAAGGTTGATTTTTAATACCTTGTTTTATTTTCGATATTCCCCGGAATACATTCCTTGGCTCTCTGAAATATATATTAGATAACTTTTTTGCTGATAACCTCATTTCATAATGTAAGATATACCATAAAAAGTATCTGGCGTTTGCTACTTTTTCGCTTATATTCCTACTTATGATTTCCTGCTCACTGATGTTAAAGTATTCACATATCACATCTGATATCTCATCTACTTTCTTTTGAAATTTATATGCCAATTCCATGTATGTAATGATTTTGACACAAATGTAGTATTATTATCAGTCCTATCAAAATAAATTCTAAAGTTTGTTATAACCATCTTGTACTCAAACGATTATCTATATAGAAAAATTCGATAGTTTAATTCGGGTATATTCGTTTCTTTTAAGCGTGGTTCAACGTCGAACTACATTAAAAACGTATTTTTATGGAAAGCAAAACTGTAGTTTACACCCCGGAAGCTGGGGGTTGTGGATGTGGTTCAGGCATGTTAGGAATGCTTGCTCCGCTGTTGCAGAAGAATGGCTTAGACCCCAATCTTTTGCTGGCTATGAATAACAAAGGAAACAACGGATTCGGTGGTGACGGTAGTTGGTTCATGTGGATTATCTTCTTGTTCTTCCTGTTCCCATTGATGGGACGTGGTGGCTGGGGTAACGGCTTTGGTGGCAATGATGGTGGTGTACCTGCTAACGCTGGTCTCGCTGGTCTTATCAACAATGACAACGGTCGTGAACTCTTGATGCAAGCAATCACCGGAAACGGACAGGCTATCAACAGCTTGGCTACAAACTTGAACTGCTCTGTAGGTCAGATTCAACAGGCTATCAATGGCGTAAGCTCCAAGGTATCCGAAGTTGGCTGTCAGGTAGGTATGAGTTCTCAGCAAATCATCAATGCTATCCAAGCAGGTAACTGCCAGATTGCAAATCAGATGGCTTCTTGCTGCTGCGATGTAAAGACTGCTATTGAAAGACAAGGTTATGAAAACCAGTTGGCTACTCTGAACCAGACTACCACACTGACTAACCAGTCAAACACGCAGTTTAACATCATCGGTGCTAAGATTGATGCTCAAACTCAGATTATCAACGATAAGTTCTGTCAACTTGAAATGCGTGAAATGCAGAACAAGATTGATACCTTACGTGCTGAAAAATCTGCATTGGAACTGGGTATCTCTCAGGCTGCACAGACTGCAAACATCGTTAACCAACTTCGTCCGTGCCCTGTTCCGGCATATCTGACTTGTAACCCGTTTGGTGGTTCTTACAACGGTTATCCTTACGGATACGCTGCTGAACCGACTTGCAATTGTGGTTGCTAATTAATTAGGAAAGGAGGAATTTATGACCAATTTAATAGGTGTTCCTGCATACAGACGTGTCGTAGTACCAAGAATAGATAACAACTCTATTCCGGTTATCGAAAGTACAGGTTACGTTGAGACAACAGAGGATGTAGCATCAGTAGATTATGGTATCAATCCATGTATTTGGAAAGCTCTGCCTAATCAAGCTGTTATCGTTTGGAAAGTTCGCCACCCGGTTACTACTACTGGTGCGACTCTTCCGGTGAATGTTGTAATCCCTGCTGCTAATCGTAACAGTACTGTAGTATCAGATACTACGAACATAGGAGCGACAAAAATTCCGGTTATCGACAATAAGTCTACACAAGTACTTGGGCATGATGTGACCGTTCCTTCGGGAACGGCTGCACCTGCCCCACAGGTACAAGCCGGATATTTCACAGAACACATTGTGTATATCAATAAGTGCTGTGGTATATTCAGACTTATGGGAATAACCGCTATCAACAGTCCGGCTGCTGCCGCAGTGCCTAATGAGCAACAACCAGCCGCAGCCTCGGCTAAAAAGTAAGTAACAATTAAAACGTTAGATTATGTTTGGTTCTTTAAAACAAGGAAGTGTATGTTATATCCTCATTAAAGGGGAAAAACCGGTACTGAAAATAGGTCAAGTAGAGTCCGTGAGTAATCCGACTCCGAAGTATCCGACCTTCAATCCCTCAATACCTTTTGGCTCACAACAGGAAACTGTGATTGATGCCAAGATTAAATACGGTGAAGAAGTGATGGAATTTCAGAAGATACCTACCAACTTGGAAATATTTTCTTATCCAAATGCTGTTCTCTCGGACAAGAAAGAAGCAATTCTTTCTGAGGTTGAGAACATGATTCAAACGAGTCAGCAAATTGTTAGCAGTGTAGATTATCATAAATCAATAATTGAAAACTGCGATGAAATACTGAAACAGTTGAATCCTCAATTTGCCAAGGACAAACAGCAGGAAGAAAAGATAGGCTCTCTGGAAACAGAGGTTAAATCTTTAAAGGGAGACCTCTTTGATATAAAGAATGACCTCAAATCCTTGCTTTCAGAACTGAACGGTTCTAACAAACAAAAAACAAACTCTAAAACCTAATTAATATGGGAATGATTGAAATTAACCACAAGGGTCACGAAAGAGGTCTCGGTCGTGCCGTTGGAGACTTTAAAGAAAGTCTGGAATGTTTAGCAGAAGATTTTGAAGCTCTTCTGGATGAGTTCGAGAACATGGGTGAAAGGGGTGATAGTGATTGGAGTCGTAAAGACTATGACCGGAACTATGACCGTGATTACGACCGTGATTATGACGAACGCATGGGTGAACGTAGAGGAAGACGTCGCCGTCGTCGCTAATATCAATTGCGGGTGTTTCCTTAGTGATAACAAAATACCAAGGGAACACTTGCTTAATATACTATAATATGGACAGAAATATGAGTTTTGATGTATTCGACAGAATACCGGAGAAGATGAGAGCTTACCTCTCTAACTATGGATTCAACTTCTCTAAGAAGATGTGCGATTGGGCTGTTTCTATGATGGAGACAAAGGAAGGTAAGATTACTCCCATCCCTAAAGAAAAGGTTGACGAACTTCTCAAAAAGTACAGTATTACGCTAAAGAATGATAACGGTTATAACGCTGTCTACGTAGCAAACATGTGTAAAGCGGATTACTTCGGGTCTTCCATACCGAATGAACAATACCTTGCTATGTTTGTGAGAGACTTTATAGACGACCCGGATGGCGGCTCTGAGAAGGCGTTTCGGCATTTCTTTGCGGATTGTATGGGGAAGGGTATCGTAATCAATTGGGATGATATGCTCTAACAGTGATACGACAGCAGTTCTACATACCAAAGATAGGCTGGAAGGTGTATATATACTATTCCGTAGACTGTTACGATACTGATGAAATAGTCCATAAAATGAGAAGGTTCGGAGCGAGTAAAGAGTTCCTGTTAACCGCAGAAGAAAATATGCGTTCTTGTCGTTTGGATACAGGTATTACTTACTCCAACTTTCTCTATAGAATAACAATCATGGCGATTGGACGTGCTTCATCAGAAAGGGAATTTTTTAATTCCTATATACACGAACAAAGACATCTACAGGATGATTTAGCCAATATGAACGGCATATCCTTAGACGGTGAAGAGATAGCATATCTCAGCGGAGAAATAGCTATGAAAGTCTTTGATTATATCAAATTATTCATTTGTGATTGCAATCACTATAAAAATAAGAAGTATGAAACTAAAGAAGGTAAAAAAGGCAATGGAAGGGGACATGCCCATTAACAGCATGTTTAATCTGATACCGGAGAAGAGAATGGCAGAATTTAAGAGGTTTGCTTCAATCTTTGGATTTACTGAGGAAAATATAAATACTATCTTAAAACGAGAGAAGCATGAAAATGAAAAAGGTAAAGTACACAGCTAAGAAACTAGCTATTATTCGGAAGAGATATGAATTGAATCGTGCAATTGACAGTATGATGAAAGATTTGCCTAACCATGAGTTTGAAATGCTTCGGTTAGAGTTGATGGATGAATTAGATGAACTGCGTTCATTAGAGTGCTCTAAATAGGAAAAGGGATTCCGAAGAATCCCTTTCATCATTGAATAGTTAGCACAATATGTTGTCCCATCTTGTGTGCTCTATCCATCTTGTTATACAAAGCTACAAAAGTGTCTGTACTATACACAACTTGACCTTTTACTTTGTTCTGTCCAACCAAAATACATCCTAATGTATCTTCCGGTTTATTCCCCACATGTATGAGGACACCTTCAAATCCCGGTACATTGTTTAGTCTCGGCAACTTACCACCACAAAACTTTGCCCATATCCGGTCTTTAAATTTAGGGCTGACGACATTCATATCAATGGTGTAAGTTCCAGTTGGTATAGCAGTATTACCATATACCTTTTTAGCCTTTATTTCAGCCAGAGACATATCTTGCCTAAGTCCCCTATCAGGGTCTTCCAATGTATCGCATTGGTACACTCCATCTACATAAAGAGAACCGATAGTGTATCTATCTCCTTTGAATCTGCGTTTAATTATTATTTCCATCTCCTTTTTAAAATATCATTCAAAAAAAGTACAAGCATCTTCTCTTCTGAGCTTTCAAAACATTCTTCAAGTTTTTTGCTCCATTCATTTAAGAGTTCAGCATCTTCACCAAATTCAGAAAAAGGCTTAACTTCTTTTTCCTCTTCCTCGTATGCCCAATCCAGAATTTTCTCCGCTTCTTGTTTGCAATAATCCAAGAAGCTCATCTTTCCATATAATTCTTGGGGTAAATTCATGTGCATTACAGCAAATTCCAATGCTTTCAATCTGTTCTGAGCTTTCAAATCTTTTCCAAATCCAAGGGTTGCTGTTCCATTGAACAACACTGTACCCCATCTGTTAGTGTCTTTTTCTTCCATGTTAAATAAGTTTATGATAAATAAGATATCTAATGTTGTATGAAATTTCTTCTAACGCATCAGCCAACTTCTTATATTCTTCCGGGTTTTCCGCAAATTTATCTGAGGCAAGACCACTACGTTTCTCATCAAAGGAGGTATATAAAAAACCATCACCTTTTATATTTATCATGCTATTGTCTGCATCAATAAATGGTTCGGGTATATCTATTTCTATTTTCATGGTTATCTATTATCTCCATTGCCATTAATACAATGTCTCTCTTTCCGAGATTGTAACTTGTCAATATTCATTTGACAAATCTCTTCCAGAGAATAACCAAGGTCATGTGCCATCGTAGCAATATACCATTGAACATCTCCCAATTCTTTGGCTATTTCTAGCTTTATTTCTGGTGAGAATACTCTGTCATTGTCTCTGATTACCTTTTTTACTTTATCCGAAACTTCTCCGGCTTCTCCGGTTAATCCTAATGCCGGATAAATGATTTTACAATCTTCTGGATAGATAGCTGTTTCCAGTGCTTTTAATTGATACTCGTTAATTTTCATTACATTGTTTTTATTTCGTTAATAAAATTCATAATATCTTCTCTACTTACATGTCCTCTTCCTTTCGGTTGTAATAGCATGTCAGCAAATAAATCCGCTACCACATTGTTGACAAATTCTTTCATCATGTGAGAGTCCATATATTCAGCACTATTGATTTTTTCAATGTGCAATATAACTTCTTTCAGCATGACATTGTTCTCTTTCGTCAGCCGGAGCAATTCTTGTATGTCCTCATCGTTCACCATTTGAAAAATTATTCTGTTCTATTTTATCAATGCAATCATCTTTTAGAATCCGGCTCTTGAAGATATAGTTTGAATAAATGGCAAACCGGATGCTAATAGGTCTCTTATCCTGTAAATAGACAATGCTCCACAACTTTGCCAAACTTTTCATTTGGTCTTGAAGATATTTGAGACCTTCATCGTCTATTGCAGAATAATCTACTTTTTCAATGATAGACGGATATTCCTTATCTTTGAGGCTAATAGCCTCTCCCTCTAACGTGTAAATTCTTTCGATATTCATTTCTTGTTTTCTTTATACTGTTCAATCGTTATATCCATACCTCTTTTCAGCCCTTTAGAATACGCATCTAAGCGTTCTCCCCAATCCCACAACCCCCATGCAGCAAAAAACAGAATAAGAGCGACTACTCTGTGCCACATCGGTAGTCTGATGCAAAAGGGATTAGTATTAATCTCAATATGACCGATAAATCCGGCAACGATAATGAGAGCGATTACAAATATAATGATATCTTTCATTTATTTATTGACAAGTCTTTTATAATTGATTCTACATTAAGCATTTCTTTAACTTTTTCAATATCCTTATCCCATATTGAGATACTACCCGGAGCAACGACATGCAATCTTCCTTCCCAAAAGAGATTGTCCGAATTGTCTTTCTTAAAATACACTCTGTTGATTCTTTCAACAAATCGTCTATCTCTCCATTCCCTGTAAAGTTTAAATAAATTCTTCATAATATTTGAATAGTCAGTGACTACTTTATTTTTCTATTTGTTATTATATTCATAATTATAGTAATTGCACAAATAATAATTGTGCATATATTAATATAGTCTTTAAATTCCATATTTTTAGTTAGTTAAAAACCGCCCTATCCTCACGAACCAGACGATTGCAAATTTATGACAAACGTAATAATTATTCCATGAAATTAGACATATAATCTTCTTCGGACATTTCATAAAATCCGGTACAGATTACCCGTCCATCTTCAATTCCATCAGCTTCTTTTATTCTTTTTTCTATTTTTGAAATGTTTAAACAACCTTCAACTGTGAGTATCGCTCTTCCATCTTGCCGTCCTTTCTCTTTTGAGGTAAGTACAAAAGGACACATGAAATATCTTATCTTTTCCATAATTATAAGTTTTTCCTCCGAGCGTACTCGGCAAGTAATACTGAATCAACCAGATTATCATCATAATATTTACATCTTTCAGTCCGTTTAAAATCCATATAAGGGAATAAACGTCTGGCAGCATTATAGCTGGTCTCTTTTGTATTTACGTCCTTACGCATAACTTCCTTACCTTTAATCGTAACTTTTTTATAGGTAACAACCATATCTTTATTTTCCCATATTTCTTTCTGCCATGTTTTAGGCGGAACTAAATGAAACGGGATTTTATTCGCTATGAGTATTCCTTGTAGTGTCCCATACGTTTCACCAAAAGAGAAAGTTGCCTTTGCACTACTTCCAAATATTGCATGAATATCCTCCATTACACAGACTATATCATCTTTCATGGAAAAAACATCAGATATGGTGTACATATCATTATCCTTTATACTTATATGAGACCAGTTTCCATCTCTCAAAATGGATATGAATCCAAGTTTACCGGGGTCTATCCCAACATATGTTTTGCTCATCGTCTTTTCTTTCTTTTTTCCACAATCATCCATAAGAGGGTTGTGGGGATTATGTCTTTTTTATATCCTTGTTTTACCAAATCCATGTTCTCTGCTAATTCTAGCTGAGTAACCGGAAAGTAGTAACAAACCGGATTTTTATCTTTAGCCTCTATCGTACAATCGTATATGGATTGAAGATAGTCGTTAAATTTCCATTTATAGGTCATCTATTTTTCCTCCATTCTTTTACAATTCCTTCTATCCCCGAAAATATTATCCAAAGGAATATCAAGAAACAGATGAATGTCTCAAAGTCTTTGCTTATAAATCTCACGAACTCCATCATCTAAAAGTCTTCCAAATTAAGTTTGATTTTCATTCCTGAATCGGCAATATAAGGTTCAATTCCGGTAGCTATTTTCACCATCTCTCTAAAGCGATTTTCGTCACTATTTCCATCGCTGAGGTGCAACAGTACTACCGTTTGGAGTTTTGCGCTAAAATGCCGCTTTATAATGTTTACCGACTGTTCTATGGAGAGGTGATTACCACTGGCAGAAGCCGACCATTCATCTCTTGCGGCTCTATCCAGAATGATGTCTTCCATATAGTTTGCTTCACACAGAAGATGATTCACTCCATTTACCTTCCAAGGAAAGTCTGCACAGTCAGTAATGAACAAAACTCTACTGGTGTCCGGACAATCAATCACAAACGAATAGCAAGGTACATTATGCTTTACTTCGATAGCTTGAATCTTAAATCCACCCATGACCAGTTTCTTTTTAGGGTTTAATCCGTTCAATCCGATAAAGCCGGATGCTTCTACTGCTGCCGGATGGGTGTAAACCGGAAATCCCATCTTTACAAATTCATGTGCATATTTAGAATGGTCTCCATGTGAATGTGAATAAACCAATCCTTTTACATTGGATAATTTGTAATCAATGTTTTTGAAAATATCCTGTAGTTTACACCCGGCTTCAATCAGCAGTATTTCATCATTGCAACACAAAGCATACGCATTTCCCTTGCTACTTGAACCGCAAACTCTAAGTTCCATTAGAACTCATCGTCTTCTTTGTTCTCTTGAATAGGTGGGTCTGCCGGAGCAGGTTCAGGAGTAGGCTCTGGATTAGATTTAGGTCTTCTACCTGATTTCTTCGAAGCATCTGCCTGTTCTTTATATGCGGCTTCTTTCGGTTCGTTAGCAGGAATTTCATCGTGCACCTCTTCGAAAGTAGCGTATTCCGGTTCAATCTGGTGTGAAGCATCTATTGGATTCAATACTGCCTCTTCCAAATCGTCGTCTACTACAGACTTTGAAGAATTAATGAGCATCTTTGCTGCTCTCTTAATCACCGTTCTGCGAGCCATTTGGTCGGGGAACTCTTTATGCACCAATTGTTGTTGAGAAGAACTTTTAGACCAGCTTTTGCGGATTTGAGCCATCGTCATAATCTCTATGTCCGTTTCTCCCTTGTCATTGGTAACATAGGCATAAGCACCAACCATCTCGCCAGAATCAATAGATTCTAAAGTCTGAGTATGTTCAAGAACCTTTTTGCGTCCGGTATTGGGGTCAATTTCAAATTTGAAAACGTCCCCTTTATAGATAATGTTGGCAATCGGTTCAAAGTATTGTGATGCTCTTCTTGCCTGCAAACAAGTTCCAAAATAGCTTTCTTCAAAGCAAAGCTGGTCTCCACGAACAATCATGTATCCTTGCTTCTTTGAAATATCCAAACCTTTTGTAGCCATCTTGAAGAGTGCGGTTTGAATACTGTTCTTTGTACAGCTTTGCAGTGCCGGAACGCCATTCTTGTTTTTCACATCTGCCAATACCAGCATGGCGGCTTTGATAGCGTTAATGTAGTTATAATCTGCGGGCATGGTAAATCCTACCTTGCAGAGTGTATCAATGCGACTAATTACTTCGTCGCCTACGTTTACTTTTACTAAATCTTTATTATCTTCCATATTCTTTTATAGTTTTACTTGAATATTTTTTTTATGTCTTTCAATTATTAGTTCAGCTTCTTCCAGTGTTAAGACAGAAATATAATGAATTCCATCTATTAATACTTGGTAAAAAAAACAATTAAAAGCCGCAGAATAAGATTGTACAATCTTATATTTATATTTCTTTTGTTTCGGTTCGTATCGTATAAAGAAATAACCACCAATGAAAATAAGTGCAGCAAAAAAGAAAAAATTAATCAATGCTACCATACTTTATAATGTCTAAATTTATCCCTTGCTCTTTAAACTGATTAATCACCTTGGTAGCTCAGAAGGGCAAATCATCTATATCTTCCGTTTTAGGCTTTTCCTTTTTCGGAGCTTTCATTTTAGGCTGCGTAGTATCACCAGTGTCTCTTTTCCATTCGCTTAGTAGACCTAAACCTCTTGGAGACACGCCTCTTGCCTTATCATCCTGAGTTGGTGCGGTTTTTACTTCATGGGATTTTTCCCATTTCATTTCATCGCACTTGGTGATTATTATAGAGAGATATTTCTTCCCGTTTTTGGGAGAAACATATATCATGTCTTTGGGTACATCTGAGAGGCAAATGCTACCTCTCAGATATATATCGGTTGCATCTTCAATTCGTTCAACCTTCATGCTCTACGTTTTCTTCTGTAAATATATCTATGATATTTGTCTCGGATACAGCAACAATCTGGTATTCTGCCATCGTACCTTTCATTCCTCCATCAAGCTTCTTAACTGCATCTCGTAGGTCGGCAGCTTGCACCAGAACTTTAGTTTGAGTAAACTTTTCCTTACCGGATTTTTCATCTACAGTGATGAATTTGAGTTTGCATTCAAAGTATCTATCTGCCGCCTCTTCCTCGGAAAGAAACAATTCTGAATACTTGGATTCTTTAACTGCATTGACTTTGAAATCGCCTGTGATAAACGGCTGCATTTCTTGGATGATAGAATATTCGGCAGAACTACAGGTAAAGCTCTTTACGAGATAATGTTCAGTCACCATTTTGTTTAGACCTCTTTCGTCCATTTTCTCATATTTCAGAGCTACGTTAAAATAATAAATTCCTTCCATGTCTTTTATTTTTAATGGTTTACAAATATACAAAATTAATTCAAATTCATGTCTTTACTATCTCCAAAAATATTTTTAATGAAGAGTTCCCTCAATTGTAAAGTTTTATAAAATTATTTCATAGCAAATGAAACTTCTTCGTCTGGTGCTTTACTTAGGTAATAGTTAGATGCAGTTAAAGCTATAGCGGCATATACAGCACCACCCTCTTCTTTATCTTCCATTGCACCCATATACATATTCGGAAGTTTATCTTTTGGAAATCCCACAGCCGATGAATATGTTTTTTCGTCATTGGGAGTCAAAATAAGATAATCTTCTTCCAGTTCAACTAAACAACTTATTAACTCTTTGGTTAACTCTTGGACTCTTTTGTAAGTCTCTCTTTTCTCTTTCTTAGTCATTATCTAAAATATTTTCAATTGATTTTTTAATGTCTTTTTCTGTCTTTCTCCAATCTTTGTTTTCTCCCTGCACTGTCATATTTCCAAGAATAGAAAATGGCTCATCCATACCGGTATCTAATTTTATCTGTTCATATTTTAATTTATCACAATTAGGTCGGAGATAATGAGACTGCCCGAAAGCATTTGCTCTTCTTTCCTTTGCAAATAGATGCAGAAATACGCCTTTTTTCTTTTTGTAGATAGGAGCATATCTATAGGGAATAAATATTCCTTTTTCCATAGAATCTCCTATCTCCACTTCCGTTTCAATGGCGTTGTTGAGAAGACTTAGATTAATTCTAATTTTATAGTCCATTGCTCTTTACGATTAAACTTTCATCTTCTGATACAATCAGGCTAATCAGTTGATGTTTAGTTTGAATAGCGGCATGGACATCGTTAATCAAATTCACATCATCCACGAAGAGAGGAAGACTAATCCCAAAGTATTCAGCAAACGCATTTGAAATATCTACTCCTAAAAGGATGCGTTCTGCACCGTTGCTCGTTGCTGAGTTTGCGCCATCCAATGCCGTAATGACACAATTCGGTATCCATTTCCCGGATTTGTCCTGCGACATCATGGTGATATGGCAACGTTTGAAATATCGGTTTACCCGGTCAGATACAATCTTTGCTCTTTCCTCTTCGTACTCCTTTATTTCGTAATCCAATTGTTCCTGTTCTGCCAGTTTTTCGGCTGCGGCTCTTTGGTCTTTCTTCAAATTTTCAATCTTCTGTTCCTGCTTTTTGCGTTCGTCTACCAATCCGAGTATTTTACTTTCTTCCTCGATATGTTTCATAAATGTCTCTTTCATAGAAATCATTTCCGCATTGTCTTGTTCAGGAATAACGGTCAAATTCTCTTCCATATTGTGAATCTCTTCCATTAAGGAAACATATTCTTCGGTGTCTTCAAATCGTTTCCAGTTCTCTTCTGCTTTCCGAAGTTCTTCTACCGCTTCAATCACACTATGCAATCCTTGTGGTTCAGGCAGTGAATTGATTTCTTCTTTTAATTCTTGGATGGATTTCAAGAAAGAATCTTTTCGTGAATTGTTAGCTTTTCCCTGAGCGATAATGGTTTCAAGCCTATTTTTCTTGTTTTCTTCAAAAGAAGCCCGAAGTTCTCCCAATTTACTTTCTGGATAAGACTGACCGCAAACCGGACAAGTGTCTTCTCCAAATAGTTTTTCCTTTTCCTCATTTTTTTCAGCAAGTAACGCTGTTCTTCTTTGCTCGCACTGCTTTACGTATTCTTCAAAAGTCTTTATCTGAGTTTCATACCTATTCCGGTCTCTCTCAATCTTGTCATTCTGAGCTTTTATTTCCTCATTCTTGGCAGAGATATTATCCAAATTCTTTCTGGCAATCTCTATCGGTGCTTTCTGCTCTTCTTCAAAAGCCTTTTTCCGGTTTATCAATTCATTTTTCTTCGTGCTTATTTCCAGCATTTCTTTGTTCCTCTTATCAATAAAAGGCTTGATAGATTCTGCTGTACCATTCATCATGTCTTCGATTTCCTTAATTTGAATCTTGTCATTCTCAATGTTCTTTTTAGCTTCCTCTACCTTGGAAATATCCGGCAAATTCTCTTCCAGCGTTTGAATGGTCAATGGGAAAGACTTCAATTGAGCCTTAATAGGGTCACATATCGTAGCAATTTGAGACTTTATCTCTTCCATTGTATATTTGTCCAGCTTCTCAAATAAAGTGTCATATTTACCTTTATAATCTTCTTTCTTGATTTCACCGGACATCAGACTCAGATAAGTTCTCTGGTCTTTCCATTCCATACCTAAGAAATAAGTGGTATCCAGCATAATTCTAAGCACATTTTGTTCGGCAAACAACTCATTGATACGTGTACGGTATTCAGTGGCAGACATTTCTATACCATCCATCAAGAATTTATAGTCGTCTGTCCCTTTTCGTTCGTATTCTTTGTTTCCACGTTTACGGACAAATCCCATTTTTGCGGTACGCTTGAATGAATATTCGTTACCGTTGATTAGGAATACACCTTCTACACTTGCTTCCGGATTGTTTTCTGCGGTGTACTCCATATTGTTATCAAACAAATTGAAGTTTATCCGGTTATTGCTGTCATATCCGGTAAGAAGCCACAGGAACGCATCTTTCAGAGAGCTTTTTCCTGTCTTGTTCTTTCCGTACACATCCGTTCTTCCTTCAAAGTCTACCTTTCGGCTTTGTCCTCTCCAATTAGAGAGCGTCAATCTTTTTAATTCAATTAATTTCATTTTATTCCTCCCATTCAATTTCTATTGTAGTTATATAAACTTTTTGCGCATTATATATTGCTGTTATCTCCTTATTTTTTTCAGCTTCGTCTCTAGTTGAGAATATGCCTTCTGTCCATTTTTTGCCATTTTCATGCTCCCAAATATTGATATACCCTTTCTTCTTAACAACATCCATGTATAAGTCATAACCAGATGTCCCTTTTGTATAATATCTACCATCTAAAGTGTATTTTACTGGATTTTCTACATATTTATTTGATATTAAGGCAATGACAGGTAAATCACCTTTAGCATCCGTACATATTATTCGTGCCGGATGACCTTCTTTGGTTATTACTGGTGCTCCATTTATGGCAGCTTCTAAATCAAACTTTTTCATGTCCTTCTTTTTTAATTTCTACTATTATATTAAACAATGCGTCTAATAAGTTTTTTGATTCATGTTCATATCCATGTCCTATAAACAATTTACAACGCTCACTTTTATAATATACCCGATAACAATTTACCTCTTTCTCAATGGTACATAAGAATTCTGCACCATAATGTTTCAATCTTGCAGGTAATAAGTCTAATAGGTTATCAACATCAAATGCCCTAACATATCCGCCACAAGTATATCTACCATATTCCAATTCATCTCCGATACTATAAGTATAAGCCGGAGCAACTACTTCTTTAAACTCATCCGTTCCGCAAAGATAAAAATTATAGATGCACCACAATGCGCTCCGGTCGTCAATCCCTAATCCTTTCAGAGTTAGCATTTGTCCCTTGCTTAATACCATTTTCTTTGTTTCCATATGCCTTCCTCCTATATTAAAGTTAGTGCTTTCTCAATTGCGGCTTCCAGAGCATCCTCATAAGTATCGAATTTATTCGCTGAGTGGATTACATTATTATATAGCCATTTTTCAGCAATAGTTATATCATAATCCCAATATTCAACAGTAGCTTTAGATTCTCCGGTACAATTCAAATCTATCCATTTAAAATCTGATACACAACCTATAAGAATGACGATGTTGTGGACTTCACGAAGCCAACGTTGAACCAAAGCCTGATTCGGGGCTGATGCATAAAACTCAACTCCATTATTATAATCACAAGGACTTAATTGAGTATGAGACATTTCAACAGTAGTATGCCAATATGCTCTGCATCTTTCGTGAAATCCTTTTTCTTTCAAAAGTTTGGCGGTTTTTAGAGATACGATTTCTTCTTCCATGTATATTAGTATTTAGTTATTTAATAAACTTTTTAGTAAACTATCCAAGAGCCTTAATCCTTACGAGCAGGTAAAAGTTTGCCTTTAGGAAAATATTTCTACTTTCCTCGGCTTCAACTTTTGAAAGCTAATAATAGTAACTATCCTGTCACCCATCACCCCTTTCGCAGTCTTGAATATCAACGTAAATAATTCAAGTTCACTCTAATCGGTTTACGTCCCGACCGTACAGACATCGTTTATGCCACTGTGCTTCGTACGATACCCCTTGTTGCACATTTATACTTTCTTTCCAAGCGGTCTTTACTGCAATAATTTTCGGTGTAAAAAGAAAGCCGTATCAGAATATCCAATACGGCATTAAAAAATCCCGTATTGTCAAGGTCGGAAGAACAATACGGGATTAGGCATATATTTATCACTTATAAATATCAATTCAACATGTCCGCATTAGCTTCCGACTTCTAATACATCGGCAAATATCCATATTATTTTTGATATGTGCAAGAGAAAAGATGTATTTAACATTTCAAATCTTTCTCTAACAGATTACAGGCTTCAATCATATCATCCCATATCTTATCAATCTGCGCCAAATACATAACAGCATAGAATACAGAATCCTCTATTGACTTTTGTCTAGGTACAAAGTCCGGTCTTTTAAACATATCCTTGGTTGCTACCACATAGTTAAAGATATCTTCTGACTTGCTTTTAAGCTCGTTTAATTCATTCAGAAGATTTTCAATAGTATTCAAGAAGTTATTTACCGGTACAGCATTCACCGTTAGTTCACTTTTCGTCAAAGATGTTACTTTCTCCGATACATCATTGATTCTTCTAAATGTTGTTTCTCTTTTTTCTGTACTTCTTTGAATCATGTTAACGGTTTCATCTACCAACATCTTCAATTTCTCGTTGCTTGTTTTCTCATGGGTTTGCGAGAAGATTGGCAAGCATACGATACACATGATAATACAAAGAATCATTCTACTTGTTTTCATTGATTTCTTCTTTATTATTAGCTTCGTTTACCATTCTGTCCCTATTCAATTCCCTTTGATAGTCTTCTTCCAGCATTTGAAAGAACTGGAAGATTACTTTCTTTTGTTTTTCGGTATCTTTAACCGCCCTCTTTAAGCGTCTAAATGCTTGCATGGCAATCCGCCATTGTTTATCAGCATATGCAGTTCTCGCCATTTCTCTTGCTTCCTGTGCAGCCTGTAAACAAGAATACAGGCTTACTTCATTGCTTACATACTTACTCTTGTCAAAATCAACAGGAATTGTAAAGTTAAGGGTTTTAATAATCGCCTTTTTATGCATCAGTTGGAAGTCTTCAACTCCACAAACCTGCGCTGATTTTATTCTGAAATCGTCATTGATAGTATATATCAAATCTCCGACTTTTACTTCTCCAAATGTTTTCATTCTCTTGTATATTTTAAAAACTTATTAATCTTTGAATCTTTCCTCACAGTTGGAAGAGAAGAAAGATATTTAATAAACCATTTACGCCCTTTGTACTGAAATGAAGAATATCTCATAGCCCGGGAATAATCATATCCGTACTTTTCCAATATACCCTCAGGAATACCATTATATATCAAACGGTCTATAATATCATCAACTAAAGGATGTTCATTACACCCACTCCAATAGTCCCAAGTAGAATAATATATTTCTGGTAAAAAACATTCCCATTTTATTTTACTGTATTTACTGCGGAACTTTTTCCCATATCTTGTATATTCAGCCCAATATAGGTTTTCTATCGGTATTGATAAAAGACCTTTTCTATAAAGAAGCAAGACTATACGTTTCTCTTGCTTCTTCCACGCCCTAACTACTTTGAAGTTTTTAGACATCTTATTCTTGTTTTGGTAACAACAACTTTGCAACGTCCTCTTTCAGTAATCCGGTTTCGCTCATTTTGGCTACCAGTTGAGAAGCAAACAGTAAATCATAGCGTTCTTTCATTTCATTGGCAAAAGATTTTGCCAATGATTTGATAAGCTTCTCTGTATTATTATATCCTGTATCTCCTGTAAACTTCTCTTTAATCCAATCTTTGATAAGAATTTCCTCCTTATTATAGGAACTTTTGCGTATTTTCCCTTCTGAGATAAAATCTTTCACCTCTTTTTGAATATACTCATACATGGAGCTTTCTAATTGTTGTTGTACCTGAGAACTTATTTCAGTCTCTATTTTTTCTCGTATGCCACTTTTAATCTGCATGATAACATCATGGATAACATAACTCTTCAATTTTTCGTCCAGTGTTCCAGAATCTTCATCCATCCAAAACTCGTCAAGTTCTACTGTAAATTTCATATTATTTTTGTTTTATATGTTACTTAACTCTTTGAATACTTTTATGCAATGTTCAGCATTTAGACTGATTTCTTTAAATCCTGCTTCTGCGCAGTAGTCTTCCACAAAATGCCGAAATGCTTCTATACACGCTTGCTTTTGTATTCTTGCTCCGGCTTTTATAGCAGCTTTAACTATGTCCGGTTCGATAGCCGGACATAGCTTTGCACAATCATTTGCAAATTGTTCTAACTCTTTTCCCATTTTACTAAAATATTAGAATATATGTAGTAATCAACATTGCTACAACACTACAAACGAAAAGAATCATCAATAGTGTTTGAATACTTCTGTTTTCCATTTACATAAATGTTAGTTTACCTTCTTTTTCTTTGTCCCAAGTTAGATACTTCCGGCTCTTCCCAGTTACATAGTAATTCCATGCTTTGATGAGAAGTTGTTGCTTCATTTCGGAAGTCATAACAGAAGAGGATAAACGGTCTCTGATTATTTTCTCCCGATAAGTGATAATCGTTTCGTTACCTATATTTTCTCCCAAAAACAAAGATTCAAAAAATCTCTGAACCCTCTTCTCTGTATATCCTTTACATTTTATCAAGAATACACCAATGGCAGCGGCTTCAATAACACGCATAATTTTGAACTTGTTATGTAATGACCTCATAAAAGAATAAAATTCTTGATACAATCCCGGTGAAGTATAGTATTCTTCCAATATTTCAGTTTTTGAATATTTCTTTGGGAGACTACGCCCTTCTCTGGATTGAGAAATAATCGTAGCGTTTTGTTTCAATGCCAACACTTTCGTAGCAATACAAGAAACATACGAATAGTTATTTATACCTTCAATAGCAAAGACATCTGAACCTTGTCTTAATCTTCCACTATCATACGTGACAAATGCGCTTTCATCACATCCACGGATAACCATCGTTTGAATTTCTTTCCCACTTTTTACAATGGCGGACAATCTATGCTGACCATTCAACAATGCGCCATTCTTGCCGAAGCAAATAGCTTCTCCATTGAGCTTCCAGTTTCCTGCCCGCATTTCCTGTGCATAGAAGTTTACCGTTTTATCATTCAACGGTCGGTTCATACTGTTAGATTTCAAATACTCTCTTGCCATGTCAGGCGTAATTGTTTCAACTCTTGCTTGTAAATTTGCTTCCATATTCATTGTTTTTAAGATAAATAATACATTCTACTGTTTCCGCTTCCCAATTTCTTAGCTTTGATGGTAGTTAAAAAAGGAAAGCTATTTTTTGGTATTTTACTCAGCGTCTCTTTGATAAGCCGTGAGTTGGTAAAGAACTTACAGTCTTCACCTTGGAATTTTATTTTAAGTACACATCTGTCTTTTCCTTGTGAGGTAGTAACTCCGCTTTCGTAGTCATATACTTCAATCTCACAATTAAGCACATCCGTTATAGATATTTGTTTCACGTCGAAGATGTTTCCCATATCGACTTGAATACCAAGTTCTGAAAACTTCATCATTTGTTATGACCTTTTTTAATAAGTTAATTGAATTACAAAACTTTGCCCATCCCAACCATGTGGCAATCTTTTGTGTATATTCTACATTTGTAATAGGTTTATTTCTTTTCTTTAGCTTCGCAATCGTTCGACAGAAGTTTCTTTTTATTCTTTTCCGTATTCGTATGTGCGTATGATAGAATACATATCCCACGAAATCTATTCCTCTTTTCTCTACCGGAAAGACTTGATAGTTGCCTTTAATAGTCATTTTCAACTTACCGGATAAATAGTCGTTCATCTCTTGAAAGAGTTTCCAGAGATATTCTTTAGAGAAATGCAGGATTACAATATCATCCGCATACCGATAGTAGTATTTGACTCTCTTAATTTCCTTCATCCAATGGTCGAAGTAAGTCAAATAAAGATTTGCAAAGAATTGAGATAGATAATTTCCAATTGGAACTCCCGGTGCTGAATCTATGATTTCATCCAGCAAAGCAAGCATTTCATGGTCTTTTATCTTCTTTCGGATAATTTGTTTCAGTATATCGTGATTGATAGATGGGTAGAACTTCTTCAAATCCATCTTCAAACAATATCGTGTATCTGAAACATTTCTCAATCCTCGTTTCAAATGTTTTAAGCATCCATGAATACCTTTCCCCTTTACAGCCGAATAAGAATGAGAAATAAATTGTTTTCCCCATATTGGTTCTAATATATTCATAATGGCATGGTGGATAATTCGGTCTCTAAAAGGTAGTTTGAATACCTCTCTTTCTTTGGGGTCTCTCACCATGAACATTTGATATTCAGATGTCCGGTATGTATGTTCTTTCAATTCGTTCTGTAGCTTTAGTAGATTTCCCTCTAAATCCTTTTCAAACAGGATAACTTCATGTTTACTTTTTCTTCCGGCACTCGCTTTATAAAAGGCTGTGCGCAAATTCTCAATATCATAGATACGAGCATATAAATTCCCAAATCGTTTCAAAGTCTTGTTTTTCGTATAAGAGCGTTCGGATAAATCCTACTAACACCGTTTGAAAATTTATTTTCCACCAAGAGGTGAGGTCTCCGTCCTTTATAGTTTTAACAAGTTGAGACCCGCAACCTGCATTCGCATTCGTATAGTCGTTATTCGTATCATTGAAAGCGAAGCCAGACGGGGAAAGGACGGACGACCTTTATCTCATTTTATCCTAATTGAATAGCTTTCCAGATATCCACGAACTGTTCGCCCGCATATCTCGCTAATTCGCTCGTTCGGAAACGAAGACGAGACCCGCAACCCGCACCCGCATGCGTAAAGGCGTAATCCGTATCACAGAAAGCGAAGCCAGACGGGGACATGTAGAAGTAAGGATAGTACTTTGGTTCGTCTGAGTTGTCCCAATCGGGTTCCCAACCTTCGTTCAATACCATTGTAATAATAGACATCTTCCACATGTTTTCATAAAACGAACGGTCATAAAAAGGAAATACATTGAAATTCGGTCTTTGTGGTCTTCCAGCAAATTCATACGCATCTTCAAATGTCTTCACTTGGTCAGTGATTTTCATATTAAATACTTCTTTTCCGTACAAGTTCTCCAATGCTTTCTTTGTTTCTGCATTTCCTTCTTTCCACGCTTTGATAGCGTTTTCTTTTTCTACTTTTAATTCCATAATGTTTACTTTTTAAAAATTAATTATTGTATCTCTCCTTATGATGAGAGAATCTTGATATACATCTTGATAAGTTACAGTTATTCTCCCTCGTAGATAATCTTTAACTACACCCTTTCGAAATTCTTCATTAAAAGAGTATATTACAAAAGATACTCCTGCGGCTACGAATATTATTCCAAACAATCCTCGTTTATCTCCTTTACAGGAACAAAAAACATTTAACGTACCTGCAATCATCGCTATAATACCCAATATAAGCATAGATATAAGTATAAACATACTATTTGCTCTCCTTTCCTTCTTTATAGCCAGCCATAAACGCATCTCTCATCTTTCTTGCTGTAAACTGTTCCCAGTCTTCATTTGATGATTTATCATTGAAATTTTGGTCTAACACATATTTATCTGCCAAGAGTTTTGTAACATCTACTTGTTCTTTGCACGTTGAATCCAATAAAGGATTATACAAATTATAGCTGCAAAAAATTTCTGTATCAGAAGCACACCCTTTGTAGCACACACATTGTCGGCAAAGATAACCATCAATCATTTTTGGTATGCCTATTACATTAACCATTCCATATGGGCATGGTAATGATTTTCCTATCTTTAATCTTTCAATTTTCATACTATTATTGTTTGTTATTAAAGAATAAATACAAATCACATCCGGCATTATCCACAATGTAATAATCTGGATTTGTTAAAGATACCCATTTTGATACAGGCATTAACCGTTCATCTCCGAAGGATGGCTTTTCATACTTATCAGTAGGTACATAATGTGCATGAAAGCGAACATTTCGGTCTTTATATGTTTCCATAATAGCTATAATGTCTTCATCTTCAAAATGTTCTAATACTCCATGCGTAACCACCACTGTAGGATATTCAAAGAACTTTGCTTGCCGAATATCTTCTTTGAGATAAGCAAAAGGGATAGAACTTAATAAACCCTCTTCCATCTTATATGTATTTTCACAACATAAAGTGAGCATGTCTCTATCTATGTCGGTGCAAATTACTTTTGAGATATCAAAGTTATAAGATTCTTTGGAAACTCCCAATGCTTTACATAAATCGTATATCTCCACATTTAAAGCACGACTAACCGTTCCTATCCCACATCCTTCTTCTTTGAAAACGATACCTTTTTCCGGCATTGATTTGATATTGATAATTATCTCGTCTAAAAACCGTTTGTATTTGATAATGAAACTTCTAAGATAGAACCGATTATCAACTCTTGCCTTATAATGGTCTTCCCATCTTTTCATTATCCCTCCTTTCTTTGCAGAACTTACAATTACCTTTGTGAATAATACAGTTTACATCTCTGTGCATGTATATCTTAGATTGCACCAAAATGTATTCGCATGAGTCAATTACTAATACATCATATTCAATTTGTTCTTCTGAATCAGATGTTACATTTCCATGTTGACAAGCTGATGCTATCGCCAACAGTCCGGCAAGAATACAAAGTTTCAATGTTTTCATATTACTTCGACTTTTAGTTTGTTATCCAGATATTCAACGTATTTTTTCATCTCTCGTTCCGTGTCCCAGCAGAATTTACGTTCTTTACCACGAATCACAATAGTTAAATAATACCATCCGGTTACTACTGATTTACCGTCTACGCTATACTCTTGAATAGAATCCGCTTTCAACCGGATATTCTTTCCTTTACTTTTAATTACTATAAACATGTTCTTTTATTTTAAGTTATTGTAAATCACTTGGATTTAGAAACCATCCATCGGCTTCTACAATATATTCTTTACTCTTATTGTCTACTATTACAATATGGTCATTATACAGACCATGCGTATCACTACTTTCACTACAAGTAAAAAGAATGGACGCATTATATTTTTCTAATAATTGGCGTAACTCATTCTTAAATTTTATGATATTCTCATTTGTCATTTTTTGTTCCCTTTCTATTTGTTAATATTATTTTTGGCAGTTACTACTATACATTAAATCGTTCGATACAAATTAACCTACTTTGAAGCATTATATAATAATCACTATCAATAAGGGCGTTTAATTGGTTTAAATCTTTTCTATTGATAGTTGTCGTCTCTTTATCTATTTTCCCAATAATTTCACCGGGATGTACGATTACTTCTGTAATCCATTCTAAACGATTAAGAAAATCAATTATTTCAATGTCTGATTTTAATTTTTCCATATTCTTGTTCCTTCCTTTATAGTTTTTAGGGTTATCTCCTATGAGTTTTCTTGTTCTTATTCTTTTTACGTCTCTTGGATATTTTCTTGTTGTAACCTACAATATCCGATTCTGTATATGTTCGGAGCTTGTGTTTATTTAATCCAAACGAAATATCATCCATATAAATGCTTGGTATTGGTGCAATCTTCGGAGGTGAAGTAATCGTATAGGTGTGCCCTAATTCTTTAGCTCTTATTTCAAATTCTTCTTCTGGAACGACTTCTATTTGAGCAACTGAACATTTAGCTCGCACTGCTAACTCATTTAATTGTTCGTCAGTTATTTCATTTCCTTTGGTTTCTGCGACCAACAACATTGTATTGTGAAATCCGTTTCCAACAATTCCAAATTTATTCATTTCTAATTAAGTATTAATCAATCACTTTATTTAACTTGTTAAATGGTTTCTCTTTGTCAATTCTAACTCCATCTTTGAAATCTAATATCAACTGCCAAAGCTGGTCTTTGTAAATATCACCCGCTTTATAGTTAGTCTTATAAAGCGGGTGGGTTTCTATTGGAGAAATCATTTTATTAAAGGTATTCATTGCATTAAGATATGTAGCTCCCCATTCTGAGAGTTCTACACTAACGGTATCGTTCAAGTCTATTTCTTTCATAATGTTAATTTATTTTCATATTTCTACTTTTGTATAATTACTAAAGTCACAATAAAGATACTTACACCAGTCGCCATAACGATATTTATCGTTCAAATACTTACAACAAGTAAACCATTTTTGTTTCCTGCAAACTTCATACAGGACGCCTTTATAGATAAAAGTGTCACCTTCTTTCAGATTCGAAATCTTGATTATTTTATTCATATTCGGATTATTTAGTTAGTTGTTTAAAAGCGTTGCATATCAACCAAACAAACACTGCAATTCCCATCAGCACACTACCCATAAAATCTAAAATTTCCATGTTGTTCTCCTTTCTTTATTATTCGTTTATAGCTGGAATATTCATCCACAAATCGCTCTCATCTACTAATATGTCTTCTTTAATAATTACTTTGCCGGGAAATGAATCAAGCATCCCCCACCAATAATGTTTCATAGAATAGTATATGTATCCGACAAAGAATATGCCGTTATGACATATAAGAACTGTTTCTCTTCCATTCGGTTTTTCCGTTGTTATTTTAGTCCAATTTGTTTTCATATTATTTAATACTTATATTGTATAAATCGTTTCTTTTAACTTGCAATTCCAAAGTCTTTGGATGAATCATCTTTGTATCTATAAATTCAATCACAAATAAATCATTATTCGGATTGTAGAACATATCACATATAACAGAATACGTTTTAAATTGGTATCTGTTATCAGGGTATTTCTTTTTAAAGTAGAATTTTACCAGTTCATTATCAAGCAAATGTTCATCCATAGAATTATTCTTTATTAGTATTATTTTCAACAACTTCCCATCCATTATTAAATTTAGGATTCATCAAAGTAATAAGTAAACCAAAACTATTCAATTCATAACCTTCGTTATCTATGATAGATTTGCCTATCATTCGTATAGATTTAGTATCTATATGGCGCAAATAATTATGCGTCACTTCTTTACCTTCTCTCATTGCTTGAAACGCTTCATTTATAGTCATTTTATTAGTATCTTTCATTACATTATCTTTTTAAGTTTACGATACATAGCGGCTGCACGGACAGCGTTATATTCCATTCCGGTAGCCGTTTTAAAATTATAGTCGTTCAATTCAGACGCTATTTGCGCCCATATTTGAGCGTTATTTGGTTCGCCCTTGCAACTTATCCATTTCTGTATAAACGTCCAAAATTGGGCGTTATGTACATTGTTGCGGGCGTTTTCTTTTCTTTTCGTTGATGATGATTGCTGTATGGTGGAAATCGTATCCGTTCTATTCGCTCCGGTATTCTTTCCCCAGAGTTCATTTGTGCCTCCGGTTTGTTCTCTGCGTGCTTTCTTTGCAGCTAAAGCGGCTTTAGTTCTTATACTTGTGATTAACGCCTCTCTCTCAGCCAAAGCAAAGAACAAAGTTAGCGTAAACTTATCTGTTGATGGCAAGTCACAAAAGATAATTTTCCCGTCTCCAATTTCTTCATAAATTTGTAGGGCTTCCAAAGTATTACGGAAACGGTCTGTTTTTGCTATGATTAATTTTGCATCATGTTCCTTTGCAAATTGTATCGCTTTCTTTAATTCGGTACATTTTGACAGTTCCGTTCCTGTATATACTTCCACATAGTCAGCTAAAAGTATTCCTTTGTCTTTTTCAACAAAGTAATCAATAATTTCTTTTTGGGCTTCCAAACCTAAACCGGAACGCCCTTGTTTTTGTGTAGAAACTCTTCTCCATGATACAAAATTGTTCATAACTATTTAAAATTAAAATATTCTTTTACTCTATAAATTGTAGCATCACCATCTTTAAAGTAAAATTTTGCCGACATATGAGTATTCCCATAAATATCTGCAATAATTCCCAAAAGATAGGCTTTATATTCTTTAATAATTAATCTTCTTTCTTTTGATAATTCGTCAAATATTATTTTCATAAAATCAATTGTTTATAAATACTTACATCTTTCTAACATGTCTTTGTAGTCTTCCGGTGTCCCGCAAAACATGTATTTATCAGAACGTTCTATGATAATCGGATTATCATAAATACTTTCGTTTTCATAAGCACACCTACCATAAACCGGTAGCAGATAATTATATTGTTCTTTGCTTATCTCGTAATTACGATAAGTATAGTTTCTATACTGTCCCATGATTGCTATTTATTTCGGTTAAATCTTTTTAATATCCTTATATTTTCATATCCTACATGTTTAAGTTCGGATAATAAATACTTGTATTCTTCTTCTTTCGCTGGAATAGTTGATGAGATAATACTATTATAATCGACATCAGAATGTTGCCCTATATGTTCGTATGAACTCATCTTTAAAGTTCTTTTATCAATACTTTCGGGGAAAATAGCAATAATTTCCCCGCTATCTTTCCATTTTCTGAATATAACTTTAGTTTCCATAACTTCTTTATTTGAATGTGAATATATATTTATCGTATGTTTTAGTACTTGCTACATGTTCCATCTTTCCACCTAAAAAAGCAGCGATAGAAGGATAACAGCCCATTCCTACGCCACCTTCAAAATATGGGAAATAACCACGAAACGAAATCCCGTAAGGTACTTTTTTTCGTGAACGTTTTTTGTTCCATAACATGCCGGAACATACTTTATTAAAACATTCGGCAACTACAGAGCTACTTTTATCATATCCCCATCCGGAAGCCATAGCCGCATTTTCTTCATAGTGCCATCCGTTTGCGTCTTCCCACCTCATTGAAGCGTGCGGAATGACACCCCAAGTTGAATTCTTTACCCAAACTATTTCGATTTCCAAACGTTTCACCTTTGGCATATTTGCCCGCACTTCATACTCTGCGTTTATCTTTGCCAAAAGGTTTAAAATACCTCGTTCCGTTTTGTACGTATTGTTTTCGTTTCTATACTTAATTTCGTTCTCAGTCATAAACGGAAACATTTTCTTTAGCTCTCTCATTGACTTATTCGTTTTCATAACTGTATTGTTTTTAGTTAGTTATTAATTTGCTATTTATATTTGTTATTGCTGTATTCTTTAAAATCCTTCTTGTATAATTTTCCATATATCAATGAATTGATTGCCACAATATTCGGCAAGTTCGGCTGTTTTTAGTCTAAAATTAGACGCTCCGCCTGCAGTTGCCAATGTAGTAGAACGCCCAGAACCAATAAGAGCAAAACCATCCGGTGACATATTAAAGTAAGGATAGTACTTTGGTTCGTCTGAGTTGTCCCAATCGGGTTCCCAACCCTCGTTCAACGCTTTACAAATGATAGACATTTGAAAAATAGCTTGAAAATATCGAATTTGTTTTTGTTCACCTGTAAACGTGGGAATTTCGGGTTTCCCGCAATACTCCCAAGCATCCTCAAACGTTTTAATACGTTCGGTTATATTTTCAAAAAATAATTCATACGTTAATAAATTAGAAAAATTTTCTACATTTATACGGATGTCTTTACATTTTAGTTCATCTTTTATTCGGTTTATAGTACTATTTGTTACTGATATATTTTTAGTATATACCTTATATCCTTCTTCTATTTCTTTAATGTCAACTACTCCATTAAAAGAATAAGCTATTTTTTTCTCTATTATTTTCATATCTCTATATATTTAATTGTTACTTACTGAAAAAATAAGCTCTATTGCCATATACCCGGCAAACTTGTTCCGTTCGTTTTACTATCTTTGTACGTTTCATGTTATTACTCGTTTTTTAGGTTATCAATTTGTTTGTTTAAGCCTGTTAGGTTGTATGATTGAAACACAATACCGCCTCCAAAATCATTTCCGCAATATCTTTTCCCGCCTATCTTTTTAGCTTTTTCCAGAGCTAAATTATACGCCTCATCTATTGATAGGTTATTTAATGCAGAAGCATATTCATCCTTATTCAAAAGGTCTGAAAAGTGACATACATAACGCGGATTCCCATTGATGTCGTTGTTTACTCTTACAAATGTTATCATAGCTGTAATTGTTTTAATTAAATATTCTTATTACTTTGCCGGTTACGTAATAAGCAAATGAATTTTTACCGTCTGTATATCTATACATAGGTATATATAATTTATAAAAATTACCTATATTAAAGAAACCTACTAAATAAGCTTCCAATTTATCATTAGAACATTCAAGTATAGTTATTTCCCGCCATCCGAAAGGGTTATTTTTACGTATCTTTCCAGTGGGGGAAATATATAAATTTCGTAACCATTTTAAGCCCTTTTCTTTTTGTTCGTTACTTACCTTAATCTCTTTTTTTATTTTAATATTTGTGGTTAAATGACTATTTAACCGTCTCTTTAATAAGAGTATATCTTTTTCACTAATAACGCCTGCCTTATAAGCGTTATCTAATATTTCCTGATTCGTTCTTGTTTTCATAAGGTTTTCTATTTATTAGTTAATGACAAATATATATAATCACATACAAAGCTAATAACGTAACTATCACGCTAACAGCCGAAAGAATATCATTCAGTTTCATTTTGATTATAAATTAAATAGTTCAATTTAGTAAGAATAATATCTTTTATTAATTCTTGTTTAATCATATCAATCGTGCAAAAATGTTTTACTTATATTTTCTATAGAAAAATCATTATCAACCGATAACGTTATACGATAAAGTTTTATAAACTGTTTTTTTCTGTAATGGTGGCTCTCTTTAATTTTTTCAAAATCAGAATACAAATATGTTCCCGTATCATATACGTACCAATATAAAACAGACTCATTTGTTCGTATTTGTTCGTATTTTTCCGTAATGGAAATGATATCACATGAAAAATCGGCTATTCTTCTATATTTGTTGCCTGCAATTGCCATCATTTTAATAAATAGATCTGTAGCTTTCATATCAATAAGATGTTATTAAATGGTTTTCAATTAGTAATTTTTCCACGTCAGACGGTGAATAATCCACCATGGTAGCCATAACGTCGTACGAACATTCATTTGTAAAGTTATCCCGCAAAAACTCTATAAAGTTATCACGGTTCGTACATATACGTTCGTTGTATTCCTCAAACAAGAATAGATACAAAGCATCTAACATTTCTTGTTCTTTTTCACAGTAATATTCTTCCATACTTTCAAACCCTAACAAATAAGCATCAGTTTCTTTTTTAAATTCTTTGGCTATCTCACCAAAGATATAAGCGTTTTCACCGTTAAAATAAGTGTTCTCATATACTATATTATCCGGGTGATTTTCTTTAAAATAGGCAATAGCTACTCTATCAAAAAAATCACCGCCATAATCAGTATAAGCAAAGTTAATATAAATATCACTTTGTTTGCTTTTTGCAAGTTCTACAAGTTCATCCGAACCGTACCCGTGCGAAATATTAAAGTTAATAGTTTCCATAAATTCCCTTTCTTTTATTTGTTTATTTATATCTCTTATCTGTAGGTTTTTCTACTAAAATTCTACAGCACCCATTTACATAGCTTGCACAAACATACAAATCATGTCGTTTTGCTACTTTCTTGATAGTATCTATTTCTTTTCTATCTAAAAAGAAATCATTTCTTAACATAAAACCTAATGAAAAACGCTCAGTCTTTATTAAGTCTATTTCGTTCAAAAATTCATTCATATTATACTATTATTACTTTTTCATTCTTTATTTCTTGAATCGAAAGTGCGTGTTCATATTGTATTCCAGTACTTAATACTCCATATAATACAGGATAACCACAAATATATCCTATTCGGTCGAAAGTACATCTAAATTGGTGATTAATACCAACGGATTTGTAAACAAATATTTCGCCTTTTATTAATTCTGTTATATTTTTTTCTATCATGATTATACCCTTTCTTATTTGTTTTTACACATCCATTTTAACATATTCAAGTCTTTGGCAGTAGGTTCGTCTGAATTTAACGTTGCGTCTATCAATGTCATGTCATTAATCATAGTAGACCAACATTTACCCGTTACTGGACTTTCATAGATAACTCTATACAATCCGTACCCTTTTTTGATAAAGCTAAAATCTGATAATCGTACTTTTGTTCTCATGGTGTTTCAATTTTAAAAGTTTTACTATTTGTTTGTTTTCCATTCTCATAAGTGTATTCTGTCACATACGAGCAAAAGAACTGTTTTGCAAGGGTTAACGCTTCATTGCGTGATAAACCCTTTAAACAACAACGTTTATTGGCTATTTTATAAGTCTTTCCAAAATTAAATAAACCTACAAAGTATTTGTTTGTACCATCCGCACAAATGTGGCAAAGTACGTATCTTTTTTCTTTCATAACTATTTCCTTTCTATTAATCAATTAAACAATCAACATTAAACCAAGGAAGGCGCTTTGCTTTTTTAGTTCTTCCGTCTAGTGGAAAGAATTCCACTTTTGCGCCTACCATATCAGATACCGGTACTTTTGCGTATTGTTTTTCTAAATTTCTAACTTGCTTCCATCTTTCAGTACCCATTATTATACCTTTGCCACCGTAATAAAATTGATTAAAAACAGGGTGTTCCTTATGTCGGATTATAAAACAATATCCAGTTTCCCCGAATAATACATCGGTACTTCTTTTTGTCTTATAAAAAGAAGTTTTTCCTTTTGCTGTTGTTACTATTACTTTGTACATGGCTATTATTGTTTATTAGTATTATAATAAAAGTTTTCCACGCCTAATATCGCACGGTCGCATCTTTTTAGACTCTCTATATCATATTCATAACCTTTTTCCGCTGGATATTCTCTAAACAACGGATAGAAGCGACCGCATATAATAACGTATCTTTCTATTCCAGATTTCAAAAGTTTGCGACCTTTGCAGAAAGGAATGTTTCTGTCTGCAATTTCATCACAAAGAAGTTCTAAACAGGCGGCTTCTTTTTCCATAGCTGTTAACAGTATGTTTGCTACATGTTCAACTTGTAATTGCTTTAAAGTTTTCATAAGCGTATATATTTTAATGATTAATATCTTTTTCCGGTAGAAAGCGTTTTTTTTGCTTTTTCCCAAATATTATTAGCTTCCATTTCTGGTATATCGTATTTGTTCCAAACACTTTTACCATAACCATAAAAAATACAATCACAAGCATTTTCATAAGCAGCTTGCAATTTACTGTTGTTATGCAACGGTTGTTTTGATAATTTAAATTCTCTCATTAGTATAATGTTAAATTGTTAGTACTCTTATCTCTTTACTCTGTATTTATAGCGGCTTGTAACGCTCTAAATTGTTTCACGTGGAACATTTAGGCTACATTAAAGAGAAAAGATAAGCCAATATATAAGACAACCGTTTATCATATTATCGCTAATACAATAACGGGTTTACGTTTATATATGGATACTTATCTTTTCGATTAATTTCTTTTGAAAAGTGAAGCAAACAACTTGCAAAGATTTCGCCATCTCTGTAGTATTGTTTGTATGTGGTATTGGTTGTTATCACTATATTCTGACTATTCAGGTCGGAAAGTCCTTTTCGTCTCACCCGTATATGCCTATTATTACGGTAACTTTTATATCAAGGGTTTATTATCCCTATCCTTGCATGTGCTGATTTTAACCAAAGGGCGGCAAACACATGCCTATACGTCTTATTTACTTTGGAGACTATTATGTCTCATTTTTCATGCGTACACCAAAAAGTATAAGAACTCTTTTTCCGTTGCTAATCGAAAGATAACGCTGTATAGAGATGGAGTATATCAGCTACTACACTTGCTTAACATGCTGTACATGTGTGTAGTGTGACTACTTATAGGCTATCTTTGTGATAGAGTATTAACAACTGTTTTTAAAGAACGCTGTCAGTAGAAGAACCGTTATCCCTTTCTGACACTACAAAGGTACTAATAATTTGCTAATTGGCAAATAACAACCTAATATCTTAACATCTATTTAATATAACATCATAGAACCACTATACGATTAACACAAATATACACGATTATATCGTACTTCACACAAAACATATAGTTGATAAACTACAAACAATAGTTATACTCTTTTACGATATATGCTACCACATTCACAGCGATAGCCTATAAGCGATTGCATTTACCGCACACACGCACGTGCGGTTTCTATAGAGTAAACATATACACATCATACATGATATACGAGTATGTATATTACGATAGTAATATACTACGAGGATATCTATGTATGTATGTATGTGTATATGTTTACGGTTAATATATATACATAGCATTATATTATTATATATATACTATATTACATAAAAGGGCTTGTAAAGAAAACGAAAATATGTGCGATATCGCACACTAAAAAGAAGAAGCAAAAAAAAGAAAGAAACAAACGGAAATAGCAATGATCTAAAAAAAGAGACTGGAAAAAAGGAATAAAGAAAAAATGTAGGAATAGGGAAAAAACATACTAGAAAAAAAGGTTAGCTGAAAGGTGAATAGGTATAATGTGCGCCTGCCATCTTTGCAAAGGGAAAGGAAAAACAAAAAAACGCCCGAAAAACACCTTTTTATAGTCATCATCATGTTTAAGCCTCTTTTTACAGACCTATAAAGAGCCTATATAAGCTCTCAGAACACGAAACGAATGTATTAGACATGTTCTAATGGCTTATTTGAGCGATATTTCCTCAATGATATATAATCTATCACAAACACAAAGAAAGCGTCTCAGAGAAAGAATAAAGCCTCTTTTTGGGCGCAAAAATTAGGGCGGCTACTGCCCGCATGCTCTTTCGATGGGGTGTCCCTCGTTTTCAAGGGGTTAGGGCGAGGCTAGATCCCCTCTCATTTTTATATTTTTTGATTTTTATTTTTTTTTTAAAATACCCTTCCTTCCCCTTATTTTTTTATTTCTTCCTTCTTCCTGTTTCCCCTGTTTATATGTTTTTGAATATGTTTTTTCTCGAGACGGAAATTCCCGCTTCGGCTGTAATTCAATCAATTAATGTATTAATGGTAACCACACCGGTGTGTTTGGGTGTGATAGCGTTGTGTTTCGATGACGGGAATTCCCGTTTCGGCTTTATTTTTTGTCGTTTGCCAAATATTTCTCTTGAATTTGTTGGTGTTTGGTTTTAAATTTCTATCTTTGCGTCGTGGTTGTGAATAGAAATGGTTGAATACTTCTGATATTTGCTACCCCGTATATGGGTTATTTTCTATTTTCTTTGTGAAGATGAACATTTCCTTGCCTTTTGGATTATAATTGAAAAAACAGCGATACGTATTATAAACTTTTAAATTGGATTTTATTATGGAAGAAGAGAAAGAATTTAAAGACATTAAATTGGGGTCTAGTTTTGCCTATGAAGGTGTCATTTACGAGTGCCGTCCTGCTTATACATGTGAGGGTTGTATTTTTAATCCAGGGGACGATTGCTATGGTTGTTGTAAGCCTAAGTTTTTTGGTCATTGTTCTGCTTTGAATCGTGTTGACAACAGAGATGTAATCTTCGTGGAGATAGGCAAAGAGAAGCCTTCTGTGCCGAAGACGGAGTTTGCGTTGAATGAGGAATTCCAGTGCGGATTGAAGCGTTTGAAGTGCGTAAAAAGTAAAAACCCTGTAATTGAATATTCAGACGACCGTTGTGTTGGATGTTTCTTTTTTGAATGTGGAAGTTGTTATTCATCATCTGGTATTGCAGGTGAATGTTTTTCCTCTGAGCGTATTGACGGGAACGATGTAATTTTTGTAGAAGTAGAACCTAAAGATTGACGAGTATGAAAAAAGGATTTGAGTTTGCTGTGGGCGAAAAATTTATAGATGAGGGAGTTGAATATGAATGTGCTCCAAGCACTGACCATTGTGACGGGTGTGACTTTTTTCATGGCTGGCAATATTTGGGTTTTTTTTGTCCTATTGGCATTATCTGTTCCGAGAAGGAACGTTCAGATGGGAAAAGCGTTATATTCAAACGTACAGGAAAACGTATAGAGCATAAGAAGAAGACTGAATTTGCTATTGGTGAAGAGTTTCAGTATGGTCTAAAGACGCTCCGGTGTGTAGCTGTAGAAAATCGTGTAGATATTTGCAACGGATGTGTTTTAAAGCCTACCATACCGAATGTAGAATGTTGCGATTGCCGTTTTACTGGTTCTTGTGATGGAAACGAACGGGAAGACGCTACAGATGTGATATTTGTCGAAGTTAAACCAGAAAATGAGCAGAAATGAAAGAGTTAGAGGAAAGGTTTGAAGGTCGTGGTGAGGTGAAAGGCTACTCGTTTGAACTGTTTGAGAAGTGTCCAGCAGCTTATATCTACAAGAAGACGCATGTAGAGACCGGCACGGTGAGTTTTGAGGTGTTTAAGCGGAAAGAGAACACTTATTTTGACTGTGTGAGCTATCCGACGAGCAAGGCATTTGGTGTTTGGGCATGGGAATACACTGGTAAACAGCAAGCATTGTGCAAATTTAACGCTTTGAGCAGTGGTTGTATGGAAAAAGATAGTATCTTTGCCGATGTAGAAATGTAGACCTGTCGTTAGCGAATGACTTAGTTGATTTTAAATTATTAGTTTATTGGTATTTTCATTTTGGTTTAAATGTTAGTATTTGGAAGGAAATTGTGGCTTTTGCTGTGATTTCCTTCTTTTTTTCTTTGTTTTTAGGATATAGTTTGTATCTTTGCAGTCGTTATTCTATTCACTAAGTGATTGATTTTTCATCCGTCATTATTATTTCAAACTCGTACTGAAACCGCTTGTGAAAGTAGCTTTGTATTGCATGTTGATTTTTGTATATTAAAAAGATCGTTCCTGTCTAAGTCGTGAGATTTGGGCAGGTTTTTTTATGTAAGTAGTTGATATATACGGTACTTCCTGATTTGTTAGGTCATAAAAAATCCGGAAGTTTGTCTCTCCCGGCTCGTTTGTTACTCTTCTTCCAATTTTATATCTTCCGCATCAAAAGAATTCGCTTCAATGAAGAACAATACTTCTTTTGCATCGGTTGATTCAAATATGATTCCATCTGGAAATAGTTCTCCGGCAAATTCGTAGTAGTTCACTCCACATGATACGTCATATTTCTGCAAAAGAGCTTTTAGGTCTTTCTTGAATTCTTCGTTCATGGTATTTCCCTCCAATACAAAATGTCTTTTACTCTATCTACAGGGAAATTCCAGTACCAATTACCATTTAACGTTATTTCTCTTCTGGCTCTCCTCATAGTACAATCCGCTAATAGTACTAATACATCGTCCGTGTATATTGAACACCATCCTTTTTCTCCATCTCCTAAATCTATTTCATCCGCATGGCATTCCAATACTTGTTCCGGCATTTTACACTCTACATTGTGCCATCCTTTTAAAGCCCATCTTATGCCATACATGAAAGAGTTTGTATGTTGTGTAACATAACTTTCATAGTTTTTGTCATTTACTTCTTTTAGGATATGTCTTGCATATATGGCTGATTCTTTGGCACATTCTATTGCTCTATCTTTCCCTAATTCTCTCATGGTATTTCCCTCCAATATATGATTTCTTCTTGTTCAATTTTTGATAAAGACCATTCCCATACATCTCCATCATCCGAAATTCTTTTTGCTTTAGATATTTTACCGCTATCCAATAGAACCATCACATCGTCTGTGGTAAAGTACAACATTTCTATATCCCCACTATCATAATATTTGTTATGAAATATCAATTTATTCTCGGGTAGTTTATCTTCTACGCTACGCCATCCCATTTCTTCTATCAGCCATTCTACGCCAGCCAAGAAGTTCGTTTTTGCATGTTTGGCAAAGGTATCTTTATTATCATTGTCTACCTCTTTAAGTACCTTTTGGGCAAAATTGGTCGCTTTTAGAGCATGTAAACTGGCTTCATATTCTCCGATTGTTTTCATTTATTTTCCTCCAATTTGTTTAGCCTGTCTATTTCCGCAGCAATGAGTGCTCCGGCTTTGGCAAGTTCTTGAATACGTATTTCGGTAGTGTACTCATTTGGGACATATTCACCGTCTTTGATTATCCCATCTCCGGTTTGAGGTACTGTACGATAAACATTAACAGAAAACATTCCATCAATACCCGTTTCTATTTCGTATGTTGAATAATAATCGGTTTCAGTCAGTATTTCCCTTTCCTTTGCTATTAGTTCTAAGCCGGAAAGTTTATTTTCAATATGACTTTTCACTTGGTTTACAATCTCTTGGACGGACGGGTTAAACAGTCCTCCCTCAACGGTAAAATCCTTTATTCCATACTCCATTTCGATTTCCATGCCGACTTCGACACAATCCAGTGAGTCAATGTCTATATCTTCAAATAGACGGTCTTCCAAAGATATGTTTTTACGACTTTCTGGTAGTTTTCCTTGGATAATTTTGATTACTTTTTCTTCTACTGTTTCCATAATTACTTGTATTTTAAATTACTGATTTCCATCCTTATATCATTTATCTTTTCCGTTTGCGAACATTGATTGAATGATATAAATATAATAAAGAGCAAGAGAACTGTTACTTTTAAATCTATTTCTTCCATACTTAAATTGTTATTAGTTAATCTATTAATTCAAACTCATATACCCACACATACGGGTCAATATTCCAAGTTCCTTTGCCGGAAACTTCATCAATCAAATTCATAAAAGCTTTTTTTGCAGTATCATATTCTTTATACTGCCCATAAGGGCAATTATGTTTCGTAACTCCTAAGTACCAATAATATCTTCCCCATTCCCCGGATGCATCTTTGTGTGTGGTCTTCTTTATTCCTTCTTTTAAGCACTCATCCTCCGATATGTCCTGCAACCGTTCCGCTTTCACGTCAGTAATGCGGATGTGATGTTGCATTAGGTCTGCCTTTACAAACATTTTGTTGTTCCACCCTTTACTATTCTTCATAGAAGTAGTAAACATATCCATTGTTTCAAGTCCTAGTTCATGGTACATAGTTTCATAGCTTTGCGCAATGGCAACCACTTCACCAATATTGTACTTCGGATAAAAGGTCATGCGAACATTCTCATTTGAGTCTAACCACTGAATAATATATCCAGCACGCTGCGTATCATAAATCCGTATCGTATCGTCCGGCATGTAGAGATATTGCAGTTTCTTAGGAATGTAAAACTGTCTTCTGGTCATGGTCTTTGTACCACTCAATACGGCTGTCTCTAAGCCGAATTTTTCGTTAAACATAATTTTCTTCATACTTTAGTCTCCTTTCTCTTTCATTCGTTCTAAAACGTCTCTGTTGGCTTCGAGGATATCCTCGAAAGCTGGTACTTTCATCCAATGGGTTACTTCTATGAGTTCGCCACATACAAACAAGTCTTTTCGAGGTTTTCCATCCTTTGAAGAGTGCATATATCCCACATCCGGTATATTCTTAACACCACGAGAATCAATACCTAACAGGAATAAATCTTCATCCGAACATGGCGGTAATTGTTCTTCTACGCTTATCCACGGAGATTGCTCTTTCTGCCACTCTGCACCTGCCTTAAAATCAACAATGCAGTACGGTTCACAATGATGCTGCCTATTTCTGCAATCATTGGCATATTCTCTTGTTGCTTCTTCTAATGTTTGTTTCATACTTTCCCTTTCTTTACGTTATCCAATTGTTCAAATACCCATTGGATGAAATAAGCCGCAGGTTCACCATCATCAAACTTCCCACGATTAATTCCAATCAGTTCAAAAAGCCAATCGCAAACATGAGATGCTTCATGTGCTAAAATACTTGGCTTAAAATACTTTGGATTTCCAAAAACAGCTAATACACCCCACTGATTTATTTCTTTTTTAACTACCGGAAACATTCTCATAGCCGTGTGTGAACCGAGTTTCAACTGTTTATATTCAAACTCGTACAATTCATCTTCTTCTCCCATTGAGTAGAATGTTTTCTGTACTGTTTCAAAATCTGGCTTTTTCATAACCCACAGCTTCATTGGATATACCTGTGGGTCAAATTCATAAATCTTTTCTTCCATGTTTTTTATTTTTAAAAAGGACATCCGTTGTCTTCTCCGTCAAAAGGTAAATCACTCTCTTGCCGGACATTGAAGTCGTATGTACTGTATTCATAATCATTTGGTTGGAAAGCTGGTTCTGGCTTCGGGTCTTCCTGCCATCCATACACTATGTGCTCTGCAATGTCATTCTTGAAACGTCTGGTCTCAATTTCATAGTACATCCCACAAAGTGTGTCTACTACACCCAAGGAACGATTCTTGCAGACTTCTACGACATTACCGTACTGCATCATCTCTGATATTCTGGCCGAACCAAAGAAATCAATTCCTCTGGTCTCAAAATCCTTATTAACACGGTGAATGATGAAACAATTGTCTACCGCATTGGTTAAATCGGCTGAACCGGATATGGACTCTTTGCGAAGAAAATCCGTTTGTTTACGAGGATGAGCCACCACAATAATGTGGACGTTCTTCTTCTTAGCAAGGTCGCATACCTGTAAGATAAACTGCCTTTGCTTGCTGTTATTGTCTCCGTCAAATCCCTCCAGAGACATCGCCATCAGATTGTCTATGATAACAAGGCTTACTCCCTCTTTTTCAATGATTTCAGTAATATCAGCCATCAGTTGTTCCCAACGAGAACCATACTGATTGTTGTAAAGGAACAATTTCCCTTTTGTCCAATTGTCTATCCGGTCAGATATGTTCTTCGGAGCATAATATAACGTGTCGTATCCGTCCACCTTTTGCACATAGCTTCGTCCGGCAGCAATCTGGTTTATCCAGCCTTTCAAACGATACCCGACTAACTCGCCTGACCACAACGCCACCTTGTATCCGGTATTGATGGCATTCAACGAAAGCTGGTTCAACCAAGAGGACTTTCCCGAAGAGTTACTTCCTGAAATCAGCGATACTTCACCCAACAGTAATCCGGTGATGGATTTATCCAATATCCTGAATCCGGTAGGTATTTTCGGAAGCTGAGAAACATCGACGTATTTTATATCCGCCATATTCATCCACTTATTGCCCTTTTTTGAATCTTCTCCAACCGGGGCATAGATTTCCTTATCCGGACGCTGAAAGTTGAAATTTCTCGACTTGGTAACGTATTCTGAGTATTCTTTCCGGCTATAAGCATCCGGCTCATAGTGCAAACGAAACTCTTTCCATCCATAACCCGAACAACTTGCATGCAAACACTTGAATCCATATCCACCACCAGCCATCTCAAAAATAGCCGAATCCGGTGCGGAATGAGAGGAATTGAAAGGGCATTCTTCAAGTACATACTTGGTGTAGTCTTTCGTCTTTACGACATTTCTCACCTGTATATTGTGCTTGGCTATAAATTCCTCCAAATTGAAGTTGTCCACTTTGTAGTTGTTGCTCCTATCCGGTTTCTCCGATTTAGGAAGCATATCAGCTACTTTCTTGAAATATTCATTGGGAGTAGGCGTAATGTCTTCGGGAACTCTCAATATGGCACTTTCTCTCTGAGGTCTTTCTGCGGTATTACTCCCTTTTCGGCTGACACATCCGTACAGTTTGCATATTCGGCTGGCATTGAAGGTAGAAGTATCCACTTTCACCTTATCGGTGGAAAACAGCATATCTAGGACTTGCAAAAAGTCTTTCATAATTTGCGTATTCTCATCCGTATTCTTCATCTTTTGCTTCACGAGTATGTGAAAACCGTTGCAACTGTCACAGATAACCAATTTCCCAAAGCCTTGGTCTCTCAAAAATTTATAGACCTCATTCACCACCAATTTGGCAGCTTCCTTCTCTTCGTCCGTGGAATTGGTATCGGCTGGCTTTTCGCAATCAATATCAATCAAGCACCAGTCTCTCCCAATGATTTCTTTATCGGAAGTTGTAGATTTAGGCTTGGTGGAAATCCGGTCGTGTTGTTCCCGAGAATAACAAGCTGAATCAATGCTGTTCAGAGTGAAGTAAATATTGCAATAGTCGTACTTACGTATTTCCCGCAATATGGTTTCCACATCCGTGAAGTAACCGGAATAGGACTTCTTGCTGTTAGGGTCTAAGATACGTATCTCCACAAGGTCTTTGTTGTTCTTGAAGATATCGTACCATTTACGAATCATTGGCTCATTCATTGATAATAATCGTCATTAATTGGTTTTTCTACTTTCTGTTCGACAAAACTCATATCCGGCAGATTGTTCAGGAAGGTAGAGAAGTTCTTTAGCCATTCCTTTTTTTCTGCACATTGCTGGACGTATGCCTTAATCGTGAATTCAAGTTCTTCTTTAGACATGTCCTTTAGCATTTCCCTGATTTTTTCCTTGTCCTTTCTTCCCTTGCCAGTTGACTTGTTCCGGTTCGGACAAGAAGCGGGATAAAGCGAATATAGATAATCGACATCTGCTTGGGATATTCTGGTCTTCTTCTTTTTCTCCTTTTCTTCCTCCCTTAAACCCTCCATTATATCTTCATTATCATTATCTATAATTACATTATCATTTTCATTTTCAGTATGGTTTTTTTTAGCTTCATTCTTGTTTAAGCTACCAGAAACCATATGGTTTTTCTTTCTTCCTCCTTTTCTTCCGTTAACTCTCCGACTTTCAGTGTATTTCGCTCTTTTCTCAATTTCAGCCTCTAACCGTTCGTTGTAGTAACAACCATTTTCGTCCTGTTGAAACTTAGATAAAACGTCAACCGAGACGGAACCTACGCATAACCTTATGGTTTTCTCTGAAATATGCCCTTTTTGGTGTTGAAGACACATCAATGTAATGTACTGTCCCCTCTCTTCCATAGTAAGGTCAGCTACTCCACTAAGAAAGTCATTACTGTAAAAAAGGAAAGCCGGGTCGTGAGTTCCCATCTCATTTCTCCTTATTATTTTTCTCTTCCTCTTTGACTATGAAAATCGTATCATCAATAATAACTGATTTTACTTTCTTGTTTAACACCCACAATCTAGCCGTTTCCGTGCTGATGTCTTTAAGTTTGGCGTATGTAGAGATACGCACTAAGTTTTTGAAGTCTTCCATATTCTATAAATTTTCTACAAATGTATTAAGTAAATTGGCAAATTCCAAATAATTTTGGTTAAAAATGGGGAGAATTTTCTCTCCCCATCCGGTTAGGGTAAAATACTATGGCATTATGACTGGTATCATTACTTGAATTATTTGCATACTATTTCCCCCCATGATATTACTGATATGTTGAAATTCACCCTACAAACAGTAAATCCTAATTTTTCAAGTTCCTTTATCACATCTTTACTAAGCAATTTAAACTCAGCGAGGTATTCTCCGGCTCTTGCATGACGTTCAATCTTAATTAATGCTTCCTCCAAAGTTGGAGATTGTTGTTGTGCTAAATTGAATGCTTCGTCTCTTGTTAACATGATTCTAAATCGTTTAAGTTTTTAATAATAATTTCAATATCCCAAATAGCCATAGACGTAAGCCTATCATGGGATTCAATTTTCCATATCTTTGCGCTTGGATATTTCTCAGTAAGCAATTTCTTTAATAGATTGATGTTTGAATCATTAAAGATTACGTATCTTTCGTTGTCTATTGAGAACCCAAGTTCTTCCAGATATTTGATTTTCTCTTCTTCTGTTCGCTCTTCATCTTCATAGTAAGAACGGCTGATATTACCGCTTAACTTAACTGTGAGTGTGCCATATTCTCCAAAGGACATACTACTAACATGTCCAAATCCTTCTATGTTCCACCACCTCTTGAAATTTGAACAGACGTTCTTGATTTTCTCTCTGAAATCCTCGTTTGTCACCTTCTCACCTAATTGTCTCCGAAGCTCTCTATTTTCATCATTTAGTGACCGGATTTCGCTCAATCTTTCATTTTGTTCTCTTTCAAGTATCCCTTCATACCCCATTTTTTTCAGGAAAGACAATACATAGGATTCGGTCAAAGATAGATGAGTTTCTTTCATCCCTTCGGTCAATTCTCCCTTTGTCAACTGTTCATAGCAGAATCCAAGATTGAATTGGATATCCTTGTATATCTTTGCCAGTTCCTTGGCTAATTTGCCATCTTTGTCCTCTACTAATGTGGGGTCGTCGTTGCGTTTAAAACTTAGTTTTCTTTCTTCCATAATTGTTATTTATATGTTAGTTACCACCAAAATATACCTCCCCAAATCGGAGTAAATACTACAGCAAATATAATCCAAATGATTATAGCCCATTCCATATCAGAACCAAACCAAGAATAAGTATGGTCTCTTGTTAATGCAAACATGAGTGTACCCCCAAGGATAACCCCATATATAATAAAATTCCAATGTATCATTATCATTATTCAGCTAATTCTATTTTACATTCTCCCCAAAAACCATTATCAGCCGCTTTCGACATGCTACCATCTTTCTTTGCTTTTTTCAATTTAGGAAATACTTCATCACAAAATATTATGTATCCTTCAATATAAGCATATCTTCTCCTTTCTGGAATATGTATGCGTTCTCTATTATCAAAAGCCCAACCTTCGGATGGTGGATTAATGATACAAACTTTCGACCCGACTGGAAACGGAGCATTTGAATCTATATATGCTTGTTTCAAATCCATCATCTCGCACTTTAATGTATCCATTTTTTCTTGGATAATTGCTTTTTTAGCGATAAATTCTTCTTTATTCATTTTCTTCAAAATATTTAATTAAACTTTCTTTGTCTTTAAATAATTTTTTATCCCATAATGGATAATTGTTTCTCGGTACACTCAAACCATCAGACAGTTTATAAACCATCATAAAACTTCTATCCTCATGCGATATTTCAATGGTTATTTTATTAATATTTGCATAGCAAATATGGTCTTCACTTAGATAGCATACACTATCACCTACATCAAACTCTGTATTAATTTTCATATCTTTTCTTTTTTATTAGTCGGCACACTTGTGTCTTCTGTTTATTGTTATGATAGTAATCATCCCATTCTTTATCGGTATGTTCTTCTAATAAGCCAAAAGGATTATCACTATCACAAAGAACGCATTGTCCAGTTTGAATATCAAATTGCATTTCTCTATCACAGGTTGTACAAAACTCAATAGTATAATCAAATATACTTTGCGTTCTTTGTGGGTCTGTTATATAATGGCTTTCAGAATTTTCCATATCATTCAAATCTCAATTTGTCCAATTTGTCAATTTGTTTGTAAAGAGATATAATCCTTGCTTTTCTCATCTCTTCGGCTTTTTTTATCGCTTCATCTTCATCAGTAAAAGCATCTTTACTAAGGTAATATAGTTCACCTTCTTCATCTTTCACATATCCCGGATATTTATCCCAATAAGATTTCATTATTTCAGCTTCAATTTCTAGGATACCTGTTGTTAGGGCATATTTTGTTATATATACTTTTTCCATAATGATTATTTTACCATTGGACAAATCATGGTTACTTCACTCTCATATTCAGGATTCTTTATTTTTAATAAAGCCCTTTCTCCGGTTGGACATATTTCTATATTATCCGTACTGATAGCGTCGATAGCAGTCCTCATTTGTATAGCGTTGAAGTTCTGACATATCGCCTGACCACCTTCTGCATATATCTTTTCTGTATAGTTTTTGTTTCCTCCCCAATTTGTTGCTGAAATGGTAATTCCTTCTTCTGTAAAGCTGAGAGATATATTTCCGGTAATAGGCTTTTCGAAAATATTTATTGCTTTCAATAAACATAAAAGAATGGTTCTCTTATCTACTCTGACGGTAAAACGGTCTTTGTATTGAAGCAATTGAAAGAAGTTGGGAACTTTCATTTCCATCTTACGGATGAGCAACATTGAGTTTTCACATTTGATGATGATGTTGTTCTTCCCGTTTTTAATGGTCACTTCATTCTCTTTCTTTAGAGCCTCCCGAATACCTTTGAATGAATTTCTTGGAATAGATAGGATAGTTTTGAGATTGGATTCAGTCTCGCAAAAATCATGGTACATTTTGATACTGTCAAAAGCAAACGCATGAATGTTGTTTTCTTGAATAAACAGATGCAAGCATTCAAATACCGGTTGCAATTCATCTTCTTTCAAGAATGGGTTTCCCTTAACAATCCAGTATCCCAATGTTTGAGCCGGCATAGTAAACGTTTCCGCATCCGATTCTTGTTGAAGGGTAGGATACCATTTTGCATCTTCCACCGGAAATTCCATTGTCCCGGTATCGGTATAAATGGTAGCTTTCATTTTTTTCTCTTTATTGGCTTCTTCTCCAATAACTTCAACTTCCATTTCAAAGGTTTCATCCCTAAGAAGATTTACATACGATTCAATATCTGCCTTGTTAATACAGAATACAATGTCCTCATCAGAACTGATAATATTGCAGGACGTTTTAATCGCATTCATATCGTCATACGACAATATAGTACATTTGTTGTTTTTAACTGTGATTTTTACACATTCCAGTATCGGTAAAACCTTTCGGTTTCCTGCATAACAGCCACCGATATTGATGGCTTCCAAAAAGTCTTTTCTATTAAATACTAGCTTCATAATTATAATTTATAAGGTATCATATACGGTTCATAATAGTCTACTTGAATATGCTTAGGAGAGTATTCAAGTTTCAAGAGAGTTAATTTCAACATCTCTGTATCAGCAGTATCAAAGGTGTCGAATGAATCAGCGTGCCAATCTCCATCTTCGAAATAACCTACATATATCAAATCACTTTCTGTATTATATACCCGATAAGGGGTAATTCCTAAACTGGATAATTTAACTATGCACTTTAGTTCCATACTTTTTGTTTTTTCTTTTTAATCGTTTTTGGATAATTTCGTTCAACTTCTGTTCAATGAGAATGAATGACCTACGGAATAACATTGTATCAGTACGTCTGGTAAATCCACCATTCCATATACAAGTTTCCAAACACATTTCTTTTAGCCATTTTACGCCTTTTGTTCTAGTATGATATGCGTACTCTACATATTGAATGAAGAATAGAAAATCCACATGTTTCATCTTCAATAGAATATTGTTATTGTAGAGATAAGCTAAAGTAGAAATTACATCTTCCCTGTCAATTGGGAAACGAACCGATGGAAAATAAATATTTAAAATTTCATCCAGTTTCTTGTATTCCTCAATAGCTTTATCAGCTAATTCGTTTGTTGAATTTATAAAATTTTCCGGTTTACAATCCAACTTAAATGCAGCACTTATAAATGCAGAAATGCTTTCTGCGTCTTTCTTATCGTATTTTTCATGTCTTGCACATTCCGCATGAGATTTCATCATATGATAATGTAAATAGCACCGGAGCATCAAATACACTACTTCAATTCGATACTGCTGTCTTCCCCACCGAATACCTATTTCGGGATGGAAATCATTTGTTTTCTTTTTCATCTTCATCAAAAACGAATAAAACTCCATCAATACGTACATGTGGTAACTTTCCTGTCTTTATCCAAAGATATACGGTTTCTTTTACAAATCCTTTATTTTCAGCGTAACTTCTGATGGTGAGAAGTTTTGAAATATCTACTATCTGTTCTTTCATATTATAATGCTTTAAATTCGTCATTTAGTTCTTTAAGTCTTTTCTTTATCTTTCCAATAGCTATTGATTTTACTACATCAAAATCAACCCAATCGATATTTACACCGTATCTGCGTGTATTGCTTGCAGTAGTTATATCAATAAGCTTACAGCTTTCTTCCCAGCTATTTAATTCTTTTTCTACTTTATCAATTTCTTGAATTAAATCAAATCCCTTTGATGCTTGTTCTTTTGTCATAATTATTTGTTTTTTTTTAGTTTTCTATTCTTTTTACTAACCACTGCTCCATATCTAGCATTTGTCCTACAAACTTCTTTCATCCAATCCGGGTCTTTCGAAATTCCCAACTCCCTCGCTTTCCGAACTAAAGTTCTAGGGGAAACTCCAATCAACTCAGCTAGTTCTTCGTTGAATGTTGTTGCATAATGCCGTTTCAATATACAGAGCATATTACCTGACCATGAGATACGTGTCGAATATCCTTTATGTTCCATGTATAATCCTTTAGACTCATCATAAAACTTTTTATCCGGCACTTTTTTCTTCTCTGCATATTCCATTCTCATCTCTTCTTTAGTGCAATCTTTGCATTTGGAACTATAATAAGATTTATGCTTATAAAAATCCCGCATCCAAAGTTTACGTTTGCATTTAATACATACTTTCTTTCGTCCCATATATATCTTCTTTTAATTTAGGCATTTGACCTTTCTTCATGTAATAATCAAGACTTTCATGGGGAGATGGAGTATGCCCATTTAGAATGTCAACAACGATATTCCAAGAGGTCATTACTTTTCGGTCTAAACAGGATTCTCTTTTAGGAGATTCAAGTGTATTTGAAACCAGCCGGAGCGTATCAGCAATTTCCCTCAATTTCCAAACTGGGACTTCTACAATTGGTTCATTCATATTACTTTTAAAATTAAAATTACTAATGTAATGAAAACGATAGCTATTGTAGAGAAAGCGAATAAACAGCCTTTATCGTATTCTTTTTCGTCAGATGGTGTATTATCAATATACCAATCGAGGATATGTTTATTTTTATTCATTCGTATCTTGCCTTAGTTAATTACCAGTCACCACCATCATTTTTTATCCCGTCAATTGTAGTTATACTATTATCAATATTACTACCATTTGATTTCGTAAATTCTGGCGTAGGATTATCTTCCGTATCTCCGTGCATCATTACATGAAGTGAACCACTGGCTGAATACAGCCAAAGACGATTACCGTCTTTCTCCCATTTTTTAGCTAATCTTTTCAATGAATCAATTAGCTTATCTTCTTCGGGTGTACATTCTATCCCGGCTTCTGTTTGATATTTGCTCATTACTATACTGTTTTGATTAAAATTTCTCTGGGTGTTCTAACACGTCTGTTATTTGAATCGCATTTCTAAAAATCCAGCCATGATTACATCTATTACATTTGCCTTCAAGTCTGATTATATTTCCTACTTCATTGTAGGATGAATCTTTAGCCACATATCCAACCGATTGAACAAAAGTTGTAGACGCAATACTTATTTCCATCAAAATAAGATTAGTACAGCCACATTTAGGACATCTTGCTTTACTTTTAAAAGTGTTCATATCTATATCGTTACGAATTAAGTTTTTCAATAAATTGTTTCACAGTAGGGCAATCCCTACCCATACATACATCCGGTTCAGAAAGGATAGCTCCATGAGCTTCTGCACAACCGCAGCACCATTCTGATTTGTACTCGCAATTTTCGATATAAGATTCGATAGCTTTCTGCTTCATATCTTCCTCACCAAGACAGAAAGCCTTTTCAAAGGTTTCCAATACAGCCTTTCTTACAACAGAGGTAGCTACACATACACTTTTTTGATGAGCTATTTCGGTTCTTACCTTATAATCGCTATCGCTCCAATGTTCAGAAGCATATTTAGATACATTTTTATTCATTACTGATTATTTTACTCTGATTTTAAATTTTTATAGCTTGGAGCGTAAGTCCAATAATCATACCCATAATTCTCACAGAAATCTCTAATATTACACTCTATATGCAGTTTTTGCCATTCAGAACGGCATCTTATGGAATCTGCGAGGATAATTTCCGTTTCAGCGGGTGGAAGTAAGCTACTTACTTCATACCAATTCAATTTATTCATATTTGTATAGTTATACGTTATTTGGTATGATAAATTCCACATTGTCTTGACTCATATATTCGGAAAAAGAAGCCTGTGAACATACTTTCGAGAAGTCATTATAACACCGTCCACGTACAGAGAAATAATATCTCTTGTCTTCAAGTACTCTTCCCATACAAACTTCTCCGTCGAAGAAGCACACTATCTCATTACCATTGTCCAGCAACTTTTTAAGAAGCCGATAATCTTTACTTAATTTATATGGTTTATTCATATTCATACCGTTTTTAGCCTAATTAGTCTACATCGTTAATACTAATTTCTCCTTTCAAAACTTGCTCTACCTGCCTATCAAGTATCTCTTGAAACTCTATCTGGCAGATAAAAGAGCAATCTGGTATAATCTCTTCCACAGGGTTACCTCGCCATGTTGGCAACTCATCCAAGAAGATACGTCCGTCTTTATCTTTTAGGCACGTAGCACCAACATTACGCTCAATCTGTGCCATTTGGTTGAAGACTTCTGGGAAGTCCTTGCGTATCTTATTCCAGTAGCCCATACCACCCTTTACACATCCGATGCAGTTATTATTATTGTAACCCATCTTGTACATAGCGGGGATTTCAATACCAGCTTTCCAGAGCATTCCCATTGCATCCGGCTTCGTGATATGCTTTTCAATAAGCGGGAATAGTGGCTTTGTGTCCGGGTACTGCTGCTTTAATCGGATAGCCCGATTTATTTCTTTCGGGTCATAATCAAAGCCCCATACTTGCCCGTCCCAACTTCCCAACTCCTTTTCTAACTTATACCTGACCTGCTTCTTTAGCTCAAATGTACAGGCGGCGCCAGTTGAACCATTGATGTATCGTTTCTTAGTTAATACATCTTCTACATTGGCATACTTATCACTTCGTATGGTATGAATAGGCTGTCCGTACCATTTCTCACAATCAGAGAGAAAGCGAGAGTTATCGGGATGTCCTGAACCAGTTTCAATATAATAGAGATGCACATCATTGTACAGACTCAATGCTATCTTACAAGCGACTGCGGATGTTACACCGCATGAGAACCACGCTATTATCATTTGATTTCTTTCTTTATAGTTACACGTTAATAGACATTCTTTTAATATGCGCAAAACAATCATCCATAGCCTTGTCAAAAACTTCTTGACTTATGATATTTTTCTCAATCCGTTCCACGTATTCACTTGAATAAGATGCAAGTTGGATGCTTGAATCACTATTACTTACATCTTCTCTATTGTCAAAATATACATGTATGCAATCAAATACCACTTCATCACCGATTTCATCAGTATTTACCCTAACTATCGCTGTGATTTTTTCATAAGAAGTATGCGCCATATGAATACACTTTCCAACGAGATATTGATATTTTGCCTTTTTTTTATCGGCTTCCTGCTTCTTTAGCTTCTGTATTTCAGCTTCTAATTTCTGTATTCTGTTCATATCTTTATAGTTATTCGTTAATTACTTTAGTCTTAAGATGATTAATGAAAAAATCTATTTCATTACGCATCGCAGATAATTTTTGTATAAACTCGGATACACTATCATCGCTTGACTTGTGAAGCCTTACTTTTCCATGACAATCAGCAATCTCTATAAATAAATCTCGACCAATTCCGTCTGAAAAATCAGTTTCACCATCAAAGCATACAATACTTCCAGTCGAGCGTGAATTTTCAGAGTTAAGCCAAATGCGATGGTTGTAATATACTTTGCTCATTCCTATTTAATTATTAGTTAAATACTCATGGATTTAAACTCTCTCGGTGAAATATCATTTCCTGCTTCTACAGATTCAAAAAATGACTTAACGGGACATACACATTCAGGCATACCGTAAATTCCGCATTTATCCGGCAAGGTTGCCATAATACATAATCCGTCAGCAGGGAAATGCTGGCATCCTACATTATCATCCCAATTGATATATTTCTGTGCTTCGGAAGCTAATGTGTCGCAGGCTTGTTGATAAGCTATATAAGCATTATCTGCTTTTCGTATCGAATCTTTTATATTCATTACTTTATAGTTATTAGTTAAATTCTACAAAATCTCTTATCTTTAACGCAAGAGATTCATAATATTCTGATTCCTCTTCCGACAACCCAATACGCAAAAATTTCTTGTATAGGTAATGATACTGTTCTAACATATCAAGCTGTTTCTCCGTAAAAACTCTACGCTTTATTTTCTTTATTTTCTTCATTACTTTATAATTTTCTCATTTAACATCTATCACGTTCCTATATACTCCAAAAAAAGGAACATCCACACCACAAACAGAAATTTCATACACAGAATCTTTCTCTATCTTCCCGGCAAATTCAGGATATGCTAAGATACCATCAATGTTGATGCGGAATGTTCCTTTATCAGTGTATAGCAAATAGTATATTCGGGTGCTAATATCCTCTTTGCTGCCGGATACTTTTTCTATTTTATCGACTTTATTCACTCTCACTTTTAAAGTTTGTTGATTGGAAAAGGTTACAAACCAAATACATCCAATGAATGCAATAACGAATATTGCGATAGTTATTTTCTTCATCATCTAAGTTTATTTGTTTATTAGTTATTGGTTAAACATGATGCAAAGATAGTGATAATTTCTCTATTACCAATAGATAATCAACAATTAACAATAGTTTAACTTATGGGCGAAAAGAAACCGGCTGTCCTAATGGGGAAGGACAGCCGGAGAAGAAAATCAAAAGATTGTCTTGTAAGAGGTTTGCAGGGACAAAGATAGCAAAAAATATCAATAAGTTCATTTTTAGAGCATTTATTTTTTTGATTCATAAAAATATTACTATCTTTGTCATGTCCGAACTACGACCGGACGAGGTGAGATATTTCATAGCTGGTATATTATAAGGTTATGTGGGCACTATTGGGGAAGGGTCGTAGCTTCCCTTTTAGTGCCTTTTAAATACAAAGGCATGATAGATTTGAAACAATTCAAAAACAACTCCATTCAAAAAGGATTATGTCAGGGATATACTGACATGTGGAGCGATGAGAAAAGCAAATGCCAGCTTTTCGAACTTGCCTGTGACACTAACGCAGTGGAATACATGGCTAAATCGCTCAGTCAGGGATGGGGATTATCACCGGAATATATAGCTGATAAATTCAAATTCTTCATTAATGGAAGATATATCTGCAAATATAAGAATGAAAAAGGGCACGGATATACCAGTACGATGTTGTGTAAATACAATGGTGAGAAATTTCTTATAGACACTACGCTTCTCTGTGTATTGGAAACAAACACCAAACTGGTTGTAAGCCCTTATCATATTTGCAAAATATACGTTGCAGGTGAAAGTAATCTGTCTATTGAATTAGGAGAAAACAGCCGATGCTACATTTATCTATATGGTAAAGAGCCAGTATTAACCGGAGATTATATGAATAAAAGGGTAATTGTAAAACGTATCATAGAGGAGGTGGACGAATGATAACTAATCCGAAGTTTTACATGCAGGAAATAGCCAAGCCAGATACTAAACCTATCAAAGACTTGGAAGTAGATTTTTCCGGCATGAAGTATCTCTCCTGTAAAGGGTTGTCTTCAAAAGGTAAATCCAGAGTATATACTGAACAGTATGCTGACTCTAACGGTATTAGAGTGTATATACCAACTACCTTAACTGTAGATACCGTAGATATCGAATTTGAATTTGTCTTTGCCGGAGATAACCGCAGAGATGTATTTGATACCTTTTACGAATATGTTAAGAATAAGAAACTGAGATATTGGGACAATGTACGAAACAGGCAAGTCGAGATGTATCTCAGCGACAAGGTTGAGCCATCGGAAGACATATTGCTAGGAAGTACACCTTATATTAAGGCTACTTTCAAGTTTACTAATATAAACGGAATATCCACTAAAAAGTCATAGATGAAAAGCAAGATATGTACATATTTGCCACATATACTTATAGCTATCTCGCTGCTGATATCTATCTATTCATTGTTTCGTAAACCGAATGAAGAAAAGATAGTTACTACTACGGATACTGTGTTTGTGACGAAATATGATACTCTTAGGTATAGTTATCCAGTATTCTTCACGAAAAAGGTAATTGATACAATTACCATCTATCTGAAAGATTCTTCCAAAATAGAACTTCCGATAGAACAGAAATACTATAAACAAGATGGAAGTTATGAAGCATGGGTGTCCGGCTATCATCCATCTTTGGATAAGATAAATGTCTTCAATAAGACCGAATATAAAACCATAACGAATACCGAAACGCATACGCTTTATAAATCCTCATGGAGAGGATACATAGGTGGGCAAATACAGACGTTTGACCAGAAGTGGATACCTTCTATCAAACTGACTATAACATCTCCAAAATCGCTTCTTATAGAAGCCGGAATAGGAGTATATGATAACAAACCTGTGTACAATGTAAGTGCTGGGATAAAAATATGGGGTAAATAATATGGGTGAGAAGGGATTGCATTTAAAAGAGACCGATGTTTTAATTGGTGTAGATTTAGCAAAAGAGGGAGAAGACAGCCGTAGTTCTGTTCGTCTATTTAGGGCGAAAGCTATATCTAAACTACTTCCTTGCTATCAAATGTCCAGTGAAGAACTAGACAAAAGATTGGATTATTTTTTTAATAAATACATAAATTATGGTAACAAAAGAAACTGAATCATTGACCCAGATGTTGCTAGAATCAAGAGTATCGCAACTTCCAGAAGAGAACGACCCCGCTAAGGTATGGGTGTTGGCATTGGTGAAAGTACTACGCAAAACAGGTCAGAAAGACTATGTGATTGCCGAACATGACTTCTTTGGATGGAACGAAATCCGTGTCAAATCAGAAATGGCAGGCGTGGGTATTCTCGCAGAAGTAGAAAGTATTCATCCGTACTCCTATTTGACCGCTTTGGATATGCCGACAGTAAAGACCAAAGAAGATATCATCAATTTCTTGGCTTCTCGCACCAAAGAAGATGCTGAATATCTGTCTTCTCTAGGTAATGATGTTCTGAAAAAGATGTTGTACAACGTCTGCATTAAGAATAAGGCTTCTAAGTGGGGACAGAAACAGGACTATGAAGACTATGTTCTCGGAATTAAAGAACCGGAACACAAAGTATCTAATGTAATTGACTTCTCCGAAGAAGACAAAAAAGAAGAACCTGTAAAATCTTCTGAGCCTGAAAATGCCGAAGAAGAAAAGGTTGAAGATGAGAATCCGGTATTGGGAGAAGAGCCAAAGAAAAGAGGTCGTAAACCAAAAGAATAATACATGAAAAATAGAGAAGAACTTGAAAAGAAAATGAGTGAGAAGATTGCCAAGTTGAAAGCTCTGTGCAATGATGCTCATTATTCCGATAAGCTGATTAACGACATTTTATCGTTGAAAGCGCAATTGGATATTGAACCTACTTATATCCATATTCCCACTAAAAGTGTGATGAAGGATGAAGCCGGGAACGATATAGAATATAACTTCGGTCACTTCACTTTGATTAAGACAAAAACTTGTATCATTGTTGGAATGAACGGTTATAAAATACTGGTATTCCCTTGGATATATACCTTGTATTGTCATTTGGACGCATTGATAATATTCAAAAGCCAGTATGAGGGATTTTCTGAACAAGAAAAATCCAATTACGATGCTTTGTTGAATGCCACTATGGTCATTCTTCTGAATCCTACAACTTGTTTCTCCGAAGACGATTATTGGATTCAGCAAGCTACCTATCTTACGAAGATGCAGAATGAACTATATACCCGTCTACTGAAAACTCCATTGCAGGAAGAAGATGTAGTAGCGAACGAACAGTTCCGGCAGGAAGTTGAGATGATGGAAGATTTGAAGTCAGAACTTAATAAGAAAGAAGATGGAGAAAAATCAGAATCAGACGAAAGTACCGGGCTTTGAGCCAATGGGACAAAATTATACTCCATATCCTTGTGGAGAAATATATCCTGATTTGGAAGGGGTAGACAGAGTACGTGTAAGATATAAAGAAGACGGTAGTTATGAAGTTGCCCCGGAGAGACTGAACATTGGCGGATATACATATTTGAGACCTAAAATGAAAGAAGAAGAACTGAGTAACTTGGTAAGTGATGGAAATATCCGACCGGATTATTACAACTATGCGATAGAACCGGTTGAATATATCCACAAGAACAAGCTCGACTTCTTTCAGGGAAATGTGGTAAAGTATATCACCCGGTTCAGAGAAAAGAACGGTCTGGAAGACCTCAGAAAAGCCAAAACGTATATTGACCTTTTAATTGAAAAAGAATATGGCAAAGAAAGCAATCCGTGTAAAAACGGGTGTAAAGGTTGTGAGAAAGAACAATGCTGCAAGAAAACCTGTAAAGCCGACGTTTAATGATGGTAGTGCTCCGGGATTCTTAACAACCAAAATTGCAGTAACAGTAAAGAAAAACAGAAAATGAATCAATTAGTTCGATTATCTATATTTTTCATTGCCATTTATTTTTTAGTGGCACTTGTATTTGCTTGGGACGGATATGTGATTTCAAAATCAGAACATTACCGTTTCTTGCTAGAGTATATTCTATATTTAGCAGCAAAGGATAATCCGAAGTATAATTGTGAATACGCCAGATTTTTAGCTTTATCAGTTTTTCTCACAGATACTTTCACGTGTCTTGACCAAAAATTTGATTTAGTTCCTGACCCCTATCTATTTTTGGCTGTCCTCTCTAGTCTTTGGGCAGTTACTATTGTCGCAACCATTATCCTTGGTATCCGACATTTCAAGAAAGTTCGTAAACTTAAACGGAAAAAGCGATATGAAGACAGTATCAAGTAAGATTGCCGCCATGAAAGCGGAGACCTTTGACATCATCAAAGGAGAAATTGATAAGTTATCGCCAATAAGGCGCATTGTCTTCGAGACAGTCTTTTCGAGAATATTTGATTTATTCAGTGCAGATTGTTCAGAAGATGAACTTGCCAGTGCGGTGATTGCCAGTGCGGTGAACTCATTGGAAAAAGTGAGTAGTGAGTATGTGAAACCATCTGATTATTATAATTACGATGAAGCGATGGAAGAATTGGGATACGGTTCAAACAGAGCAGGATTTGTAGCTTTAATGAAAAAGCATGGGATTAAGTCGAGACAATTCAAAGGGCACAAAATTGGGTTTAATAAGGCTGAAATCTTAGCATTGAAGAATGAACTGAAAGAAGATTTCAAAAGACGCCAAAAGAAATTAAATAAAAAAGAAACCACCCAATCTTGGAAGTCCCATATAGTCTAGAAGGGAGGTCTATATGGCGCACGAGAATGGTATCATTACCAGACCGGTTCAAGTCTCTAAAGACATATACCCTGTTCTTGGAATTTCCAGAAGAGAAGATGGATATGCTTTAGCCTATGCGTGCTACAATACGCATAAGCAAATCAATATGTTTTCTAAGAAAAAACCGGTTCGATATTCTAAGCCTAGTCACGAAGACGACCCAGAGTGGTTTAAGGGAGATATGGGAGACAACTACGGATTCCTCTTGACTGACGGAACAGCTATTGTTTCCTCTCTTCCCACTTTTGGTACAGTGGACGGCATAGCAAAATGGATTTATAATCCTCCTAAAAGCGGTGAATGGGCAAGGTCTCTTGATTTTGATGGATACAATCATTATGCAGATGCTCCCATCCACTTCAACATGAATCAACTGATAAACAAGGATGGACAGTCCATGTATCGGTTGTATTACTCTCAGGCTAATGCAGATATTCCTTTTTCGGAATTCTTCAAGTACAACCCAGCTAGTGCAACTAACCCAGAGTATCGTCTTGCGTTCATATATCGAACGAAGGATACCCTACCATCGAACTATCAGTTTG